GCCCCGGTCTGGTCCTGCTGGGCCGCCTGGGCCAGGTCGGCGGGCTGGCTCTTGCTACCCCAGCCGCGGGCCATCCAGCCCAGGCCGGCGCCGCCCGCGAGCAGCAGGACGGCGGCGATGAGGTAGCCCTTGGCGGTCACTGGGCCGGTTCCTCGGCGTAGGTCACGCTGGGATCCTGGGACAGGGTGTTCCCGTCCACCGCGAAGTCCAGGGTCTCGCCGTCGACGCCCGAGGGGTGGATGTAGAAACAAACCGGCGCCTGCGTCACCGTGCCGTCCGGCGCCGTGGAAGTGGCCCGGGGCTTCATGACCAGCATGTGCATGGTCGTGGTGGTGTCGGCCGCGTCGAGGAGGTACTGCTCAAGAGTTTTCACTGGGGCTCCTGGAATGGGGTGGAAGGGGAAACGTCGTCCGGCCGGCGCCGGCCCTTGACGTAGGCGATCAGCAGTGCCAGCGAGGCGGCTGTGGCGGTAATTGCGCTCATGGCTCCGGCGCCCAGGTCACCCTTGATCCAGATCCGACGAGCGGCCGCAAAGGCCATCATCAGGAATCCAGAGCCCAGGAAGCCGGTCGTGCCCATCAGCACGAACGCTTCGGGGCTCTCCGGCCGGTCCCGCCTGACCAGATCCCGGAACAGGCCAGTACGGCCAGTCGTAGGGGCGCTCGTCGTAAGGGTCTCCGGGGTCGCACATGCGTCAGGCATTCGGCACCCTGGCGGCGCGCCGGAGCCAGTCAGGCAGGAACTTCGCGTCCGCCGGCTTGCGGGCGACGATGGCGTTGTAGTGGTCGGTGGAGGCCTGGGCCAGGTGGTCAAGCAACGCGTCTGGATCCTGGGCGTTGGCGGCCGCCTGAGAGGCAGGGCCCCATCCACCGTCAACGGTTACGCCCAGGATTTTCTGCGCCAGTTCCACAGCCGTGCCGCGGCCCATGTTCACGCCCATGTCCATGAGCTTCGTGGCAATGGGCTGGGCGGCGATGCCGTCGTAGCCCCAGAAGTCCATATGGTAGAACGTGGCGATCTGGTCGGGCGTCAGCGCCCAAGGGTCATCGGGGAACCCCAGCTCGGGATGCCGGCGGTTGAAATCCAGAAGGGCTGGGGTGCTGACGCCACAGTTCGTGCGGCCGCCGGAATCGCCGGGGATGTCGCACTTTCCGCCGTGAGGCAGATTGGCTCCCTCATTGTCGAGCACGTAGGGCAACGCGCGCATGAACTCGGCCATCTGAACCTCGGATGACCCAAGACTCACGCCCGCGCATGAAGGCATCCAGGATGTTACTTCCGTGTTTTCCTGGTTTTCCGCCTTTTCCGTGTTTCAGCTCGCCTTGTCCTTGGGCGCGTCGCGCAGCTGCTCGACCTCGGGCCGGAACCAGCGGAACTGTCCGCCCGGGGTGAGGTGGTTCTGCACGCAGTCGCGGAAGTTGTCGCGGAAGGTGCGGTCATCGATGCCCTGGTTGAAGATCTTGTTGGCCTTGCCGGTGCTGATCCAGTTCTTGTCGGTCATTCGCCCTCCCCGTCCTGGGCGTGCAGGTGGCGCTGCAACTCCAGCAGCTCGTGCAGGATGGCCTCGGTATCCCGGTAGGTGGCGGCGGCCTGGGCGTCGGAGGCGGCGCCGGCCACCTTCTGGCCCACCAGGATGATGGACAGAAGCACCAGCTGCAGGAACGTCTGGGCGATCCAGGCGATGAGCGCCGCGGTGCCGCCCTTGATGGCGTCAGGCAGGCTGACCAGGGCCAGGAGGCCGAAGGCGTAGGCGCACCACATGGAGCCCACCGCGTTGGTGATGCGCACGGCCAGGGTGTCGTTGATCCGATCAAGGCGGTGGCGGGGGAGCAGTGGGGGCGGCGCCTGGTCCTTCCGTGCTTCGATGTGGGGATGGGGAACGTGCTGGAATCTGGTCATCGGCGCATCCTTCCTTCGTGGTCGTAAAGGTGAGCCCCGAACCCGGCCCGCGGCCGTTTGTCGGGAATGTGGTTGCCATAGGCGTCCAGGAGGGGCAGCAGGCGGCGGTCGTGGTCTACCGCGGCGGGCACCACCGGCACGCCGCCCGGGCCGGGCTCCATCTCCCAGGTCTGCAGCAGGTTCTTCATCGGCGCATCCTTCCCAGCAGGCCAGCGTTGATCTTGATGGGCCCGGTTGAGTCGCCGGACAGTTCGGTCAGGGCCCAGACCAGGGCGTCGAGGCGGTCGGGGCTGTCGGTGCTGGTGGCGGGGTCCCAGTCGCAAAGCTGGTCCTCCAACACCGGGAAGGCGCCCACGTGGTGCACCCGGTTCTGCTCGTACAGGGCGGAGATGGGCTCGGCGCGGATGGCCTTGCCCCGGGAGGCGTGCACGGCCTTGTAGCTGGCGTTCAGGCCCGCCTTCTTGCCGTCGATCTCCACATGGCGGATGATCGTCTCGATGAGGTCGCCGCCGTTGTTCACCTCGCCGATGATGCGGTCCGCCTTCTGGCGCAGATAGGCCATCACCAGCACCCGGGCCCAGCCGTCGGGCGAGGCCGACAGGCTCAGGTCATCCAACACGTAGAAGTGCGGCGGGTTCTCGGCGCCCAGGCCGGCCACGATGATGCCGGTCTCGTCGCTGTCCGCGTTCGAGGTGACGGCCGGGTCGGCGGCCACCACGATGCGGCGCAGCTCGGGCATCTTGGTGACCCGGTTGGTGTCGAAGTTGCCCCGGTGCCACAGGGCGCCCGGGTTGTCCTCCAGGATCTCGCCCTCCAGCTCCTGGCGGCCCAGGCGGGTCCCGGCGTACTTGTTCACGATGAAGGTGAAGAACTCGGGCGCCAGGTTGGCCTTGTTGTCCAGGCTCCGGCCGTTCGTGATGGTCGTGGTCTTCGCGGCCGCAATCTCCCGGATCAGCTTCGTGGGCCGAGGCGTGGTGGTGATCACCCCGCGCGGGTGGTCGCCCAGGCGCAGGCCGAACTGCAGCTGGTCCCAAGCGTCGGGGAAGCGCCAGGAGGCCAGCTCATCCACCCAGGCGCCGTCGTGCTGGGGGCCGCGCAGCAGGTCCGGCTCGTCGGCGCTGTACACGGTCGCCAGCGCCCCATTCGGCCAGGTAATGCGTCGCTTGCTGGGCTCGTAATTGGGCCTTTGCCAGGGCGGGCAGATAGCCAGCAGCCCGGACTCGCCTTCGACCATCACGTCGCGGGCATCGGCCGCGGTGCGGGCAACCAGGGCGAACCGCCCACGCCGGCCGGCCTCAACCTCGCCGCGCACCCATTCGGCGCCGGTGCGGGTCTTGCCCCAGCCACGGCCCGCCTTGATCAGCCACCAGACCCAGTCGCCGGCCGGGGCCAGCTGCTCAGGGCGCGACCAGAAGTCCCACCGGTAGCGCAGGGCCGGGCCCATGCGCGCGAGGTATGCCTCCTGCTCGGCGGCAGGCAGCTGCAGGAACGCTTCGGCCATCGACGTCATGCCATCCCCAAGCGGCGGCGCAGGTCATCCATGGCGCCGTCCAGGTTCGGCCCGGTCTCTTCGTCTGGCTTCAGCGGGTGGCCAGCGGTGACCAGGGACACGCCCACCCGGCTGAGGTTGTGCGAGAGGGAGCCGTAGGTGGCGAGATTGAGCAGCTCCACCTCCCTGCGCTCCGCCTTGACCTCGGGATCCTCCAGCCGATCCATGGTCTTGTCGGCCAGCTTTGCCAGGCGGTGGGCGGTCCGGGTGTTCAGGGCAGTGACGGCGGCCAGGTTCGCGGCGGTGGTGCGCATGTTCGCGGCGAGGTCGCGCACCGTCAATTGCGCGGATACAGGCAGCGCAGCAACTTCATCCTCAACCGTAGCTAGCCTTTTTGCAGTGGTTTGGATTTTTGCCACGCGCGCAGAAAAGTAAGCTCGCAGGCTCGACTCCGCCATCCCGAATTCCCGGGCGAGAGCGCGGCAGGATTCCCCGGCGGCCATCCTTCGCTGGACGTCGGCCTTCTGGTCCTCAGTGAGCTTCGACTTCCTCCCCATCAGGCCGCCCACCCTGGCGCCACCGCCCGGCTGTCCACGAACCGCACCTGCAGCTCCTGGGCCGCGAAGACCTCCACCTCGTGGACGAAGGTCTGGAACTGCTCGTCGTCCATGTCCGTGGTGCTCATGGGGTAGCTGCCGCCGAGGGGGTGATCGATCCGTGGCGCGAACCGGTCCTTGAACTCCTCATGCCAGACCTTGGGAGCGTATTGGCGGGTGCCCTCGACCCACACCTGCTCCGCGATCTGCTTCAGGACCACGCCCCAGTAGTAGGCGTTGGCGGCGATGCTGCGCTTGGTCTTCTCGAGGGAGACGACAACAGAGAGCGGCTTGCCGAGGGTAGCCTGCTGCCGCCGGTTGAGCTTCAGGAAGGCGTAGAGGGAGGCGGCGTCGTCGTCATCCCGGAGGACGAACACTTCGGGCTTCACCGGGGCACCCGATGAGACACGTTCTCGCGCGCAGAGGCGGGGGTCCGGGGGACCAGCCAGCCGATGCACCGGGTCAGGGCACTCCGCAGTACCTGGGGCCGGGTGGGCGGGGGCGCGGGGGGTTCGGGGCGCGGGTGCATCGCGCGGTTCGCCTCCACGAACAGCCAGGCCCGGCGGATGGGATCCGGGCGGGAAGAGAAAGAGCCGAAGGGGATGATCGTCTCCTGCTGCACCAGGCGCTGCGCGCCGTAGCCGATCGGCTGGGTGCTCAGGAGGAAGAAGCACCTCGTGGGCTGGTGGTGGATGATCGTGAGGGATTCCTGGGCCAGCGTGGGGGAGGTGGTGTTCATGGGGTGGCCTTTCGCGGGGGTGCAGGGGGGTGGGGATGCTGTACGTGTTCCTGTTTTTCTGGTGGCCCAGGAAAAGAAACAAAGGCAGAAGCAGAAGCAGAGGCAGGCGTTACTCGGTGTTACCTGGCGTTACCACGAGAGGTAACGCGTTACCGGTTTTGCAACGTGTTACCCAGGGTCAGCGCCCTTGTTTTTGGCCCTCGATTTCCGCATCGCCTTGGCCTTAGATCCGGGCTTGTCCTGGCACATGTTCCGGTAGATCGGATAGTTGAGGATCTGCCACCCGCCCTCCACGGTCTCGATGCGCCGGCCCTCGTTGTCCTGGTTGCGGCTGTCGGGGTCGGGAGCTCCCAGCTTGGCGATAGCCTCGCGCATCTCCGGGAGGCCCACGCGGGCCATGGACGCGAACCCCGGGACCGACCCCGGGACGTAGCCGTCCGCGTCGCAGTGGGCCAGCATGGCGATCCAGACGCGGAGGACGTGGTCCGGCTCGCACCAGATGGAGCTGGTGAGGATGCCCGAAAAGAGTTTGGAATACCCGCCTGACATCAGGCCACCCCCTGCAGCTTGGGCTGCGCGTGCTGCACGGCCCATACGTCTTGCCAGTCCTGCCCAGGGATGGGAGGGATGCACACCTCTACGTCCAGGCCCAAGTCGGCCATATGGGACGCACATGCCCAGGCGGCCTTCTGGCCGACACGGTTTGCGTCGTTGTCCCCGAAGACCACCACGGATCGAACACCCTCCGGAGGGACCCAGGCCCTCAGCCCGTTAGCGCTTATGGCGGCCCAAACCGGCATGTCGTGCAGAATGCCGGCGCAGATCGCCGTCTCGATGCCTTCAGCGATCCCCAGGCGATCGGCCTTGAGGGTCAACGGAATTGCAGCCCCAGGCCCATCCGCTTCGCGCCGCAGCTTGCCCAGGGCCTGCCGAACGGGGTCTACCTGTGCTTTCCTTCCATCTGGGGTGAGGAACGTTCGATGCAATCCGCCCGGCGTTCCGTCGGCAAAGAAGGACCTGGCGACCATCACTGGATGGTTCCCTCCATCCACGCTGTGGCGCAGGGAGGGGTGGAACCGGATGTTCCTGGGTGGTGGGTCGAGAGGTCCGCACCTGGACTCCAGGTAGGTCCACACGGGATCTCCAAGGGCCAAGCGGCGCGACGTGTTCCAGACTTGGAGAATGGCGTCCTCCTTTGACTTTTCGCTGCGCACGGCCCGGGCCTGCTCCACCTTGGCGTTCGGCAAGAAGGCGTCCACCTCCTTGGCCGCCCGGGGGAAGTCCCAGCCCTTCAGGACCATGAGCATGTGCATGCCCGAGCCGGGCCCGCAGGCAGAGCAGTAGTACCCGCCGTTGCCGTCGGTGTTGTCCCAGCGGAAGCGGTCCTCCCCGTCCCTGCAGAGCGGGCAGGGCCCGTGCCGGTCCTCGAGGTATCGGGCCTCCACGCCGAAGTGCAGCAGGATGTCCCGCCACCGGCCCTGGGCCGCGGCCGTTGTCTTTTCGAGGGGGATCATGACGCCCTCCTGTGCGCGAAGGCGATGCTCAGGGAGCGGATCTTGTCCATGGTGTTCCGGGTGGGCTGTACCTCGGGCGTGGTCTCGAACTTGCAGCCGCGGGGCGGCCACTCGCCGGTGATGTCCTTGAACAGGTGGGCGGCCCTGCCGGCCGGGTTGCCGCCGGGCTTGGCCCTCTGGCGGGCGTAGGTGGCGACCTGGGTCCACAGGTCCATCTTGTCGTTGGCCAGCTTCTTCTTGCCGCAGAGGATGACCTCCTCCATGTGCCCGGGCAGGTGCTCCACCAGGCACACCGGCTTGACCTCGTGGCCGCAGCGCATGCACTTCTTAGCGAAGGGGGTGTAGCCGCAGGCCGGGCAGGGCCTGGGCTCGTGCTCCTCGTCCTTGCGAACCTCCTTGTCGAGCTTTTCCCCGTCGTCCAGCTTGTCCAGGCCCTCGAAGAAGATCCGCTCGTAGTCGGCCATGAACCGGATGATGTTGCCGGAGAAGTCCAGCAGCAGGCACTCGGTCTTCCCGGTCTCCTTGGAGGAGCGGAGGCCCCTGCCCCACATTTGGATGGCAGTGGAGAGGCTTTTCCTGAGCGGCCGGCAGTCGCAGACGCATTCGACGTCGGGCACATCGAAGCCCTTGGCCAGGGCCTCGACGCTGATCAGGACGCGTAGGCTGGAATCGTGGCGCCGGTATTCCTCCAGCAGCACCGCCCGCTCCTCCTCGGTGGTGTTGGCCGTGAAGACCGCGGCCTGGACCCCGCACGCGAGGAACTGCTTGCACAGCTCCTCGCAGTGCACGATGGTGGCGCCGAAGACGATGGTCTTCAGGTTGAAGGCGTGGCGGGTCCACTCGGTGACGACGTCGCCGACGATGGCGATCTCCCGCTCGCTGGCGGCCTCGGCCGTCCACTCCCCGTTGGCGACCCCGCCCACCGTCGCCGCCCCGGACATATCCGGCTTCCGGCAGGAGAACAGGCGCATGGGCACCAGGATCCCCAGCTCGGTCAGCTCGTGCATGGTGGCGGCGTTGACCAGGCGCGTGAAGACCTTGCCCAGGCCTTTGGAGAACGGTGTGGCGCTGAGGCCGATCACCTGCGCCGTGCATTCGTCGCTGGTGACGTAGTCGACCCAGGTTTTGTACTGGGTGTGGCACTCGTCGACCACGATCACGTCGATGTCCTTGGGCCAGCCGCGGGCCGCCAGGGTCTGAAGGCTGGCGATCTGAAACGGACGGGCCAGGTCCATCCGGGGGTTGCTGGCCTGGATGATGCCGTGGTTCCAGAGGCCGTACCGCTCGGCCGTCTCCGAGGTCTGGTTGATGAGGGTGATCCGGTCGGCGATGAACAGGGCGCGCCGGCTTTTGGCGAGGGCCCGCTCAATGACACGCATGGCGATGTAGGTCTTGCCTCCGCCGGTGGGCGCCATGGCACATTGCCGGCGGTGGCCCTCGCGGATCCCTTGTCTCAAGGATTCGAGGGTCTTCTCCTGGAAATCACGGGGTGGTGGGAATTCTCCTCCGAAGTCCATCTCACACCTCGACGGGGGGATAGGGGCATTCGTCGAATTCGATCTCGGGATCCGCGACCGGCTCGGGTGTGCCCTTGGTTTTCCGCTCCAGGGCCTCGAATTTCCGCTTCCAGGAGGTGGCCGACTTGGACAGCGCCTTGTTCTGGTTCTGCATGCCCCGGAACCGCTCCTCGGTGGTGCGCGCCAGGGCCTGGGCCCGGGTGACCTCGGTCTGGAAGGATTTCAACAGATCCTCACCATCCAGCACCCGCTGTGCGGCGGCCAGCTCCTCGGCCAGCTCCTGGACCTGGGCGCCGGCTTCCTCGAGCTTTCGGGTCAGCTCGGCGATCTCCGCGTCCTTCACCTCGACCAGGTGCTCGAGCTGCACGATCCGGCTGTCCCGATCGTCAGGCCCGGGCGGCAGCGGGTCGGCCTTGATGGGGGCGGCGGGCGGCACGGCCGGGTGGAGCTGGGCTTCATCGACATAGGGGAATGACCTGGTCGATTCGGAGACGCCGCACACCTGCTCGGTGGCGCCAGCCTCCATCTCGGACCAGGTGGTGCTGTCGGCTTTGGCTGGCCCAGGTGCCGGTTTTTCCTTGGTCGGGGTGCCAACGGTTGGCACCCCAGTGCCCTCCTGGGTGCGATTTAATCGCACTCTCTCATCCTTCATATCTCTGACAAGAAACTCACTTACGCCAGCGACCCTTGCGATTTCACGATTGCTCCAGGCGCCCCACTCGGGGTCATCAAGAAGCAGGGAGACGGCCATGCGCTTGTCGGCGTTCGACCGGCGCACGCCGTGGGTGACGTTGGCACCGATGGCGAACAGCCGCGCCTCCCGGAGGCCGCCTTCCCTGATCTCGGCCTTGATGTTCTTCTTGCCGGCGGCCTCGGCGGCGGCCACACGGTGGAAGCCATCGCCCAGCCAGAGGAGATTGCTGGTGTGGTCCTCGAACACAACCACGGCCGGAAAGCTGGCGCCGGCCTCCATGGCTTCGGCGTATTCGTCGATGGCGGCCTGGTCGACCTTGACCCGGGCCTGGGTGCCGCCGTCCAGGCGGATGTGACGAAGGAGAATGCTGCGAACGTTGCTCATGCGATGTCTTCCAGGGTTACGAGGGTGAAGGGGGCGAGGATGGAGGCGGGCGCCTGCCGGAACACCAGCTCGCAGACCGCCGGGTTGTCGTCGAGGATCAGCTTCCGGAACTTGACGACGTCGATAAGGGCCTTGCAGCCGGCGGCCAGGTTGTCGGCGTCGAGCAGCCGTTTCCCGTGGCGCTCGATGGTCAGGCGGCGCTTGCCGGTGGCGGCCGGGATGGGTGCCACCTTGTTGAGGCCCGCGGCCAGGAGGAAATACATGTCGAACTGCTGCCGGCCCCGGGCGGCCCAGTGCTTGCGCAGGGTCGTGTTGCCGCTGGGGGTGGCGGCGGAGATTTTGATGGTCCAGATCATGCGGCCATCGCTTTCCGCCGGCTGAAGATCCGCCGGCAGTTGCAGGCCCTGCTCACGTCCTCGAGGTGATCGGGGTTCCAGCACGCGCGGATGTTGCACGTGTGGTCGATTTCCTTGCCCCGCCGGAGCCGGCCGCGGAACAGGCTGAACGAGGCCTGGTGCACACGGATCGTCTCGCCCCGGAAGTGGACCTTCCCGTAGCCGTCCTTGTCCCAGCACCCGGTATAGATCCAGCACCCGGTGGTGGGCTCGAAGTAGGTGTGCGCCTCCAGTCGAGCCTTGACGGCGGCGTCACTTTCGTTGATATTATTCATGGATCGCTCCTGTGAAGCGGTTGAAGTTCAGCCCCGTTGACCGCGGGGCTTTTCGTTTGGGAAGAAGATGGGTCAGAGCACGGCCATGGCGGCGATGCAGACGGCCCAGGAAATGATTTCGGCGGTCATGAAGCCCTCCCTTCCATGCGCCCCATCTCGTCGTGCATTTCGTGGCACTCGAAGGCCAGGTCGACCCGGGCGGCGATGTGGATCGGGAGGGGGCGCTTCCCGCTGCGGTACTGGCCCATAGCCTGCGTAGTGCATCCGCACACCTCGGCCAGCCACTCCTGCTTCGCGTCGTGCACGGCGATGAGGCGGTTTAGAATTTTTCGTACGTTTACTGAATATGGATCAACAATTAGTTCATTTGGCCTATCTTTCCCTTGAACCATCAAAGTCTCACTTGGAAAATGGAGGGTAGATGGAAGATCCAGGCTTGCCTGAAAAACGCGTACAGGCGCACCGCTGCCTCTGGGAGCAAAACAACCCGGAGGCGGCGCAGCTGCGCCTGGTGCTCAAGCTCAGGAGTGAGCGCGGCAGCAGGGTGGGCAACATGGTGCCGTTCGATCGCTGGCCTCATGCCGCAGGCGCTGAGGGGACTGGAAGATGAACATCGAGGTCAAGAGGCAGCGGCGGAACCTGCCCTTCCCGCCATCGGTCAGGGCGGAGGACCCAGCAGGGCAGAGCGCCTCCAGTGACGTGGTGGATCTTCACGGCCAGGTCCTCAGTGGCCGGACGCTTGCCAGACTTCACCTTGCGAAGGAGGGAATCAGAGATGTGGCACCTTCGGGCGATTTCGGCGAGGGAAAGGGGGAGATTGTTCCAGGGGGAGACCATACAGGAAGTATGGACACATTGTCCCTATTTCGCAATAGGTGTCCGCATGGACTTTTTGTCCCAGGTGCGGACCATGAGGGAATGGCCAAGATTTGGGCACACTGGGACAATTTTCGAGATGCCGTCACTTGGTGCCGGGAAGAATTCGGCATGTCCCGAGCAGGCGTTGCCTTGGCCATGGAACTATCACCGCAATCTCTCGATAAGTACATGGCCGACAAGACCAGGCGCCCGGGCGAGGACAAGCTCCGGAACCTGGTGACCCTTACCAAGGGCCAATACAAGATGGCCGACTTCTGGGATTACCCAGACGTGGTGCCTGATGGGCTCAACCCCCAGGAATTCGCGGGAACAACCGAGGAGACCCGGGTGGACCTCCGGACGGTGGCCGCTGACATGCAGCGGTTGAGCCCTGCCCAGCGCGAAATCGCCATGAACACATGGAAAGCGGTGGTCCAAGGGATGCTGACCCAGCGGTAACCGCAATTAAGATAGTGGAAAGCCCTGCCTTGCGGGGCTTTTTGGCGTTCGGACGAAATTTCTGAAAAAAAGACCATGGACAAATATGGACATGATGTCCATACTTTGGATGTTGGATCCCTAACCAACCTGAACGGAACCCGAGTCCACCCCAACCGCCCAAGCCCAGCTCACAGGAGCCGTGCCTTCGGCATGCCCAAACCCCTCAACGAAAGGGACATCAATGGCAATGAAGCGCTACACCCAGGAAGAAGCGGACCAAGTCCTGGCCCAGGGCAAGCTCTGGCTGGACTCTGACCATGAGGAGGGCGCCCGGATTGATTTCTCATCCTGTGACCTGCGGGATGTCAAGTTCGGGTACGGCGCGAACCTCCGTTGCGCGAACCTCTACGGCGCGAACCTCGACGGCGCGAACCTCTACGGCGCGAACCTCTACGGCGCGAACCTCGACGGCGCGAAGAACTACAAGCCCTTCCTGAGCGTCGGGCCCATCGGCTCCCGGTGCGGCTACACCCAGATCTACCTCCAGGAGGACCGCATCGTCTGCGGGTGCTTCAACGGGACGTTGGAGGAGTTCGAGGCGGCCGTGCGCCGCACCCACACGGGCAACCCGGTGCACCTGGGCGGCTACCTGGGCGTGATCGAGATGGCCAAGCAGGTCCGGGCGGCCCAGCCGCCGGCCCCTCCGGCCGTAGAGGAGCAGCCGGCCTTCAAGGGCGGCGACCAGGTCAAGATGACGGCCGCGGGCAGCAAGGTCTCGCCCTGGATCCCCGAGGAGGCCGGCACGGTCAAGGACAGCTCGGGCGGCTGGAACCGCGTCGACTTCCCCAGCCTCACCTACTACGTCTGCATCCCGGATGGCTTCCTGGAGGCCGTCACCGCGGCTGCCATCGCCTAGCCCAACAACAGAGGCCCGGACGTTCCAACCGCCCGGGCCTCAATCGCACCTCGTGCAAGGAGGTTTCCATGATCATCCCCTTCAACCCTGCGCCGCGCAAGCCCCGCGATCCCGAGCCCATCGCTCCCCTGAAGGTGGCCGCATGATTTCCGCCGCCCTTCCCTTCCCCGCCTTCCTGCCTCCGGCCCCGCGCGTGACAAGGTTCTGCGCCTGCGGTGAGCCCCTCACCCTCGAGATGGAGTTCGACGAGGGCGTCTGCGTCGACTGCATGGCCGACGCCGCCCGGGACACCGAGCCCACCCCCGAAGCCCTGGGCCTCCAGCCCCTCTTCTCCACGGAGCACGCCTCATGATCGACCTCGCCACCATCGCCGCCAACAAGGTGCCCGGTTTCACCTGTGGGATGCCCTTCGACCAGTACCTGCAGTTGGAGGGCGACAGCGCCTCGAAGCTGAAGAAGGCCATGCAGTCGCCCCTGAACTACAAGTGGGCACTGGACCACCCGGACCACTCCAGCACGCCGGCCATGATGATGGGCACAGCGACCCACACCGCCGTCCTGGAGCCGCACCGGATGAAGACCGACTACGTGCTGTGGGAGACCGGGGCCAAGCGCGGCAAAGCCTGGGACGCCTTCGAGGAAGCCAACGCCGGCAAGGTCATTCTGAGCCGCTCCGAGTTCGAGGACGTGAAGGGCATGCGTTCCGCCATCTGCGGCCACGCCCCCGCGGCCCGCTTCCTGGAGCACGGCCTAGCCGAAGTCACCATGCAGTGGGTGGACCCCATCACTGGGCGCAAGATGCACGGCCGGATTGACTGGCTCACCTACCTGGACGGCCAGTTCTGGCTGTGCGACCTCAAGACCACCCGAAACAGCAGCCGGCGCAAATTCACCAGCGACGCCTTTGGGCTCGGCTACCACCTGCAGTTCGGCCTCTACTGCGACGGCTTCCACACCCTCACCGACGAATTCCCCGGGTTCGTGGCCCTCGCCGTCGAGTCCAAGGCGCCCTACGAGCCGGCCGTGTACGTGGCGACCGAGGACTTCCTCACCCGCGGCCACGACGACTACCAGCGCGTCCTGGCGACCCTGCAGGAGTGCGAGGCCACGGACGTGTGGCCGGCCCGGGCCACGGAAGAGATGGACCTGGACCTCCCCGGCTGGGCCGGCGGCAGCAACAGCGAAGACAACGACCTCTCCGATCTCGGCCTCATTGCATAACAAGGAGCATCCATGGCCGCACCTGCAGCACCCCTCCCCCAGCCCAAGAACTTCGACCAGCTCTACCCCGGGCGCTTCCTCAAGGCCGGCACCCTGGACGGGCACCAGGTCACCGTCACCATCGCCAAGATCGAGCACGAGAAGCTCGAAGGCGAGAAGGGCACGGAACTGAAGGCCATCTTCACCTTCGTCGGCAAGGACATGCAGCTCGTCTGCTGCAAGACGAACGCCATGTGCATCAAGGCGATGTTCGGCAACATGCTGGCCGACTGGATCGGCAAGCGGATCACCCTCTTCGAAGGCAAGGTGGAGACGCCCGGGAAGATGTTCGGCCAGCCGTGCCTTCGGATCTGGGGCTCGCCGGAGATCGCCGCCGACATGACGGTCCAGATCAAGCACCCCAAGAAGAAGGCCTTCGACATGGTGATGCACAAGGTCGAGAGCCGGCCAGCCCCGGGCGCGGCCGCACCACAGGCCCAGCCCACCCCGCCGCCGGCCGCAGCTGCGCCACCGCAACCGCCACCACCCGACGCCCCCGACTTCGACCCCGACGAATTCCCCGAACCGCCCCACGACGCATAGGTGACCCATGGAAGACCTCGAAATCGGCGGTGCCCCCGCCCCCGTCAAACCCCTCGCCCGCAAGGCCAAGCCCGCGCAGGCCCCCTCCATCGACGGCAGCAGCGCCCTCGAGCTCGCCCCCCTGGAAGGCACCGTCGAACCCATGGAGCTCGTCAAGCTCGACCCGGCGACCGTCCAGAGCGTGTTCACCGACCAGGCGCAGCTGGACCCCATCTTGGCGAAGATCGCCGCCGACGTGCGCTCCTGCGTCTCGGACGTGACCACCTTCAAGGGCCGCAAGGAGATCGTCTCCCGTGCGTTCCGGGTCACCAAGGCGAAGACCTACCTGGACGCCCTCGGCAAGGACCTGGTCGCCGACAAGAAGAAGGAGATCGGCCTGGTGGACGCCAACCGGAAGGTCATGCGCGATTTCCTCGACGACCTGGCCGACGAGACCCGCAAGCCGGTGGACGACTACGAGGCGGAGCAGGCGCGCCTCGAGGCCGAACGCCAGGCTGAGGAAGCAGCCGTGGCCCTGGCCAAGGAGATCGAGCTGGCCCACGAGTTCGCCCTGCTTCTCGACAGGGCCCGGACCCGCGACATCGAAGAGGCCACCCGCGCCGCCAGGCAGGCCCAGCTGGACAACGAAGCCCGGATCGCCCGGGAGGCTGCCGAGAAGGCCACCCGGGAGGCCCAGGAGCGGGCCGAGGCCGAGAAGGAGGCTTCCCTGCGCCGCGAGCTGGAGGCCAAGCTGGCCGCCGAGAAGGCCGTAAAGGACAAGGAGGAGGCCGAGGAGCGCGCGCGCCAGGCCGAGCAGCGAGCCACCCGGGAACGCGAGGACGCCGCGGCCGCTGCCATCGATGCCAAGCGCGCCGCCGACGCCCGGGAGGCCCAGGCCAAGAAGGAAGCCGATGAGCGGGAGGAGCAGGCCCGTGTCGAGGCCACCCAGGCGGCAGAGCGCCGCCAGCGCGAGGCGGACCAGGCGGCGGCCGACGCCATCGCCGAGCGGGAGCGGAACAAGCAGCACCGCCTCAAGATCCACACCGAGGCAATGGAGGACCTCATGACCAATGCCGGCTTGGACCACGCCCAGGCCCGCGCAGTTGTCATCGCCCTCACGATGAAAACCATTGCCCACGTGGCGATCAGCTACTAATGCGCCCCTGCCCGAAGCCGATGACCTACCGGAACCCCCGGATCCTGGACGCCGCCCAGTTCGCGCCCTACTGCATGTGCTGCCTGCAGCGCCAGGAACCGGGAACCATCGTGGCCTGCCACTCCAACCGGATTGCGCACGGCCACGGCACCGGGCACAAGGCCCACGACATCCCCGCTTACCTATGCCCGCTCTGCCACCACCAGGTGGACGGGCGGCCCGAGGGCGGGCCCCTCCTTCCCCGGGCCGAGCGGGAGCGCATGTTCCTCGAGGCCGTCTACAACACCATGCTCTGGCTGCTGGACTCCGGGACCATGAGGCGCATCGCATGAGCCCCTGGACCGACAAGCTCGACACCCTGGGCCAGGTGCACACCTCCCGGCATCGCGACGGCCACAAGGTCGGCTTGTTCCCGGACGGGTGGTGGTGGGCCTACCACGCCGAGTACCGCTACACACCGCCCGGGACGCCCCGGGTGGGACCGGCGCCGGCCGGCCCGTTCCTCAATCTGCCCGATGCCAAGCGGTTCGTGGAAGCGCAAGGCTTCGAGTCTCCCGTCCCTTTCGAGGTGAGCGCTTGAGCCAGGTCATTCGAAAAGACGTCAAGTGGGTCATCGCCACAGCCCCGGACCGGCCCGGCCCGGGCGTGGACATCCTCTGCACGCGCTGCGGCCGCCGGGATCCGCTCCCCACCCCCTGCCCCATCGACGCCCTGCCCTACTTCACCCGGGGCTTCCAGGAATTCCACCGCTACTGCAAGGAGAAGGCATGATCCGTCAGGTTTACGTGGCCGGCTCGTACAGCGCCGACACCCGCACCCGCGAACTGCAGAACGTCATGGCCGCCCTGGTGGCCGCCTGCACCTTGACCAAGCGCGGCTACCACTGCATCGTCCCGCACGTCTCCGGCTCCCACCGGGTGGACTGGGAGACGGCCATGGACCGTTGCCGGGCCATCCTCCATTCCATGGACCCGAGTCAGGACTGCCTGGTGCTGCTGCCGGGGTGGGAGCAGTCCAAGGGCTCCCGGGAGGAGGCGGAGACCGCCATGGCCATCGGGATGCAGGTCTGGTATCTGGCCGACCTCTCCGGCGAACAGGTGATCCATGCGTGATCCTCTCGACCATGCCGTGCTCCTCACAGTGCAGCTGCGCGCCGCCCTGCGCCGGGTGCGCTCCACCCTCCCCCGGTGGGCCAACCAGGAGACCGTCGAGGCGGCCTGGTCTGCGAACCTGGAGTGTCAGGCTCTTGCGGCCGAAGAGGCCAACGCCTGGGCGAAGGTCGGGCGGCCAGCATGAGCGCCAAGACCCTGCCCTTCCAATATCGCGGCGGCTGGTGCGGCCAGCAAACCTGGTCGGATGCGGAGGCGCGCTGGGTCCATGTGGCCATCAAGGGAGACCGGCGGGTGGAGCAAGGCGCGCGGACGTACGAGCAGCTCCTGAACGCCCTGGACCGCATCGACGGGCGCAAGGTGCTGGGTGACTTCATCGCCGGGCTCCAGGCCGGCCTGAGCCAGGAAGAGGCCTCCAAACCGCTCCCGTTCGGTCCGGACGGTGAGCCCCTGCTGGCGGTCGCCGCCCTCGAGCCGGTTCAGGCCGGGCCCGCCCCTGGTCCAGCCCTGTGCCTCGTCGGGGTCCAGCAGTCCCTTTTCGGGGGTGACGAATGGTGACCTACCACTTCCCTGACTCTGTGGACACCGGGCCCAAGAAGGACCGGATCCCCTTCGAGGTGGGCTACGGCTCGGAGGCGCGCGAGGCCTTCCACCAGGTCAGCGAGCGGTTCCTTCCCAATGCCATCGACGAGAACATGCTGCTCTCTGGCGCAGTGCAGCTCCTGGCTCAGGAGCAGTTCGACCTGGCCGCCGAGTGGATGGAGGATCTCTCCGTCTATCTGGAGAACATGGAAGCGGCCCTCGACACTGCGGGTTTTGCGCCGAAACAGCACTGGCGCTTCATGGTGGGCCACCGAGCCCAGTGTTTCTGGGACGCTGCCCAGGCCCTGCGCAACACCCCCGCGGGAGACGTCGCCGAAGAGTGGCTCGCGGCCACCACCGGCCCCATGACAAACCCGGCCGTCCGGCGCGAAGTGGTCGAGCTGGTGCGGAGGGTGGACGCCGAGCAGGAGCCCTACTTCTTGGGCGCCTACAACGGCGAGGGCGTGGCAGTGGTGGTGCATGGGCCCGATGGCCGCGGGACGTACTGCCTGCCCACCAGGAAGGCCTTCGCCGTGGCCAGGATGCTCCAGGAGCACCCGGATCTCCTGATTGACCGACCTGTCCCGCCCGTGAAGCCCAAGGCCGCGCATAAGGTCCCCAGGGAGCGCGCCAAGGTCCTCCGCCCTCGCTTCACCACCCCCGTCTGGATCCGCAACGCCCGGGGCCACATCGTGGCCGGCGGCGTCCCTCTCTTCCCTGACTTCCTGGAGGCCAAATGACCGCCGTCCGCTACCCCAGCCCAGGAGAGAAGACCGACGTCGTCAAGGCGCTCTCGCCCTCAGAACTCGCCCGGGCCATCGCCCACCAGCTGGTCCTCATCGACAAGCACAAGGCCAGCCGCCCCGCCAACACCGACATTCCCTCTCTCACCGCCTGGGCCCAGGAACACGAGCTGCTCACCTTCGACCTGGAACTCCTCCAGGGCCAGCGCGCCACTGCCGCCAAGGACTGCCCCTTCCCCCAACCCAAACCTCTCACCGTGGAGATCCCCGTGAACGACCCCAAACAGACCCTGCAGGACGTCCTGGCCGAAATCAAGGACGCGACGGCGCGCGCCGCCAACGCCTTCGACCGCCCCACCTTCCGCACGCTCTACCAGCGAGTGAACAACCTGCGCCACAAGGCCCGGGAGATCGCCAAGAAGCACGACCTGGGCGAGCCCGAGTTCCCGGCCCTGCCGATCAACCCGTTCGCGGAGCCGGCGCCGATGCCGACCCTGGCCGCGCTGGTGGAGGAGGAGAACGCCGAACGCGCCCAGACCCTGCAGTCGGTGGTGGACGCGGAACCCCTGTTTGAGAAGGCCGGCCCGGGCCCCTACGTTGAACCCACCGCCGAGGACCTGCGCGCGCTGCTGCCCCAGGCTCCCTGCGGGGGGCTCACCGCCGCCGACCTTGACCAGCGGGACCGCTTCCTCGTGAACGTGAAGGTGGACCTGACCGACGATCTGCGGCGGCTCATGGCAGACGCCGACGCCATGCTTCCGCCCTGGTTGCGCCAGGTGCAAGCCGAACTGGCCCGGGCCAGGGCGAAGTTCCCGACATCCGAGCACCGCACCCTCGCGCTGATGGAGGAGGCCGGCGAGGTGGTCAAGGCCGCGCTGGACCTGCACAACCGCAAGCCCGGGGCCACCCTGGCGGCCGTGCACGTCGAGATCATTCAGACCATGGCGATGTGCGTCCGGTTGCTGGAAGAGGGCGACCCAGCGGTGCTGGGGGAGGACGTAGCATGAAACGCCGCGCCGCCCTTCCTCCTCCCCCGCCCGAGCCGGACCGTCTTCTGCTTGAGCCCCTGTCCTACTCCCCCGAGGATGCCGCGCTGGTGACCGGCCTCGCCCGCACTGCCATCTATGCCCTGATCCGCGACGGCAAGCTCAAGTCAATCAAGGAAGGGAAGCGCCGGATCATCCCGCGTACGGAGATCCAGGCCTACCTCGATTCAAACGCTGCTTAAGACTCCTGCGGTTTCGCCCCGCGCTTCCGAGGGTAGATTGAGCGTCAATAAATGTCGCCCCAGTAGTGCTACCCTTTCCCCATCCACATTTACACCGTCCCAAGGAGGGACTTATCATGAGAATCCCAAGTTTTCTTTGCGTCTTTGTGTTGGCGCTTGCCGTCGGCTGCGGTAGCGGAGGTGGTAGCACGGCTGCTCCGGGTGGGATCATCACGCCGACCCCAACCCCGACGCCCACTCCGACACCGACCCCGACGCCCACCGTTTCTGGCGCCATAGCCTTCACGGCGGTTCACGCAACCCCCGCGACGGCAAAGGTAATGACCATGCTGGAACGGGCTGATGTGACCACGCCCGCCGCCACGGTGTTCAATTTCGGCAACATCCCATCGTCGGCGACCTACTTGTTCCAGATCGAAAACACAGGCACCGCCATCGTGAACAACGTCGTGGTGACGGCGGATAACCCAGCGGTCATCGTCACGCCGGGAACGATTGCGGTCCTGCCCCTCCAGGGAACGGGCTCCATCGTGCCGCTCACCGAGGTTCAGGTGATCCACGGCGTCGGGCAGAACGGCCACGGCACCTCCCCGCTTCTGCCCGCTGGTGCGCTGGTCTTCCACCTCACGGCGAGCGGCACTGACACGACCGGGGCCACGATTTCGGCCACGTGCGAAATCGATCTCAACGTCCAGGTCGCACAGTTCACCCTCGAGGATTACGCGGGGGTCGATTTGATGGTGCAGTCGGCAACGCAAGCCGCGCCAGTGCTGTTGTCTAACCCATTTTATGCTGCGCTCCCCCCTGTCGGGTCTGACCTGAATGAATTCCCGCTGAGTGGGTGGTACCAGGTCAATACGAGCTTCACCGGCAGCCTGGCAATCGACCCCACCAAGGCGGTCTACACGGTGGTTAACAAGGGAAACGTGCCTCTCACCATTAGCGACTTCGGGAATCAATACACATATTCCAACTTCATTGGCACGCTGAACACATACACCATTGCGGCTGGCGCATCGCAGCAGATCAGCATGACCTACAATCCGACCACGACGGATTTCCTAATGCTATCCGCCACTCCTCAATACACGATGGAATACCCCATTGTGATCGGCAGCGGGAATGTAGTGTTCAAGTCCAGTTATCCCGCCGATAGCTCTGGGAACTTCTTTATCTATTACTATTGGCTTCAGTTGCAGTAAAACCGAGGATCACCCCTTCTTGATATCCAGGGGTTGCACGACCAGGTCACCATCGAATCCCAGCACGGGCGCCAGGAGCCGGATCGAATCCGCCTTGGCGCTCGGGCATAGATGGCCGTAGTGCTTCTCCACCATGCGGGTGTTCGAGTGCCCCAGCTGCTCGGCGACGTAGGCCAAGGGAACGCCCTTGTTGACCAGGGCCGAGGCGTACGTGTGGCGCAGCTCGTGGAAGGTCACCGCGGTGATCTCCGCCTTCACGCAGGCCGCCTCCATGACCTTCGCCTGATCGTAGGCCACCCAGCCGTCCCAGTCCTTCAGGGCCTCGGCCCGGCCGGCCCGGGTGGCGGTGTGCTGGAACATCAGCTCGGTCGCCTTCCGCCCGGCGGTGTGGCTGACAAACCACTCCAGCCCCTCCTTGGTCAGCACCACGTGCCGAGGCTTGTAGCCGCCCCGGTTGGCCTTGCCGAACAGAATGTGGAGGCTGCCCTGCGGGTTCAGGTCCCCGACGCGGACCTGGGTCAGCTCGCCGTAGCGGGCCCCGGTGTACAGGGCCCCCTTGACCAGGGCGCGCAGCTCCGGCGGGCAGGCGTTGACCAGGCGCTGCTGCTCATCCACCGTCAGGAACCTGACACGGGGCTGGGTGACGTTCTGGAAGGGCTTCACCTGGCGCCAGTCTGTGGCCCGGCCGATGCCGCGGGACTTGGCGGCGAAGTTGAGGGCGGCCTTCAGGTTGCTCAGGATCCGGTTCGCGCTGTCCTTCCGGGCCCGCTTCTCGTCCTCGGTCTCCGGATCCGCCAGGTGCTCGACGTCTGCCCCGGGTTTCCGCTTCGCGCCGGTCTTCCGCCGGGCCAGGGCCGCCAGCGCCTGGTGCCAGTCCCGGACCTTCTTCGGGGTGAGCTTGGCCACGTCCACCTGGCCCAGGGTCGGGATGATGTGGGCCTCGGCGGTCTGCTTCATGATTCGGATTCCGTGCACGCCTCGCAGCTCCGCGTCCGCGATGTACTCGGCCCAGGCATCGCCCACCGTGAAGGTCCCCTTGTGCGGGACCTCGCCACCAGCGACCAGCACCGCCTCCCGGCTCCAGGCTTCGAACCGGGCCTCTGCGCGCTTCTGGGCCTGAGCGAAGGTGAGGATCCTGATCTCGTCGCTGTCCAGGAGGTCATCGGCCACGCCCACCACCTCCTGCCGGAACTTCTTGGTCTCCAGGTCGTAGCGCCGGGCGATCCAGTTCCCGGAGGCCCCGTTCGCCGGCCGCTTATAGAGGATGTAGCACCCTTCGGCCAGGGTCTCGGTAAACCTTTTCCCGATGGGCAGCGCCAGGCGCTTCGTCCGCGTGTCCAGGTCCTGGCTGCGTTTCGTCCTTGCCATGGCGAATTCTCCGGCTCAACAGCGGCTCAAAAGGCCACCTGAACAAGCCTACTCGCAACCGAACAGGACAAGGTGCCACCACTGAAAAGCCAGGGCTTAACGTTTTCGGTTGAGTGCGGTATTGTGCGATCTGAAAGGCTCCTGCGCATTGACACGGTAGGGGTCGGTGGTTCGATTCCACTCGCGCCAACCAAAAAACACGAGGCCCTACATAGGGGCCTCTTGTTATTTATCGGCATCGGTAGGCACCAAAAATAGCCGCCGGCTCAACATCGGCTCAAAACCCGTTCCCGGAACAGACCCGAACGAGGGTGAACCCAAGGGGATTTTCAATCACAAGTCACTTCCACCCCAGCCGCCTTGCCCATGGTCGTGGCGTTCTTGACGGCAGCCAGGTGGAAGCACCAGACGACCCGGGCCAGATCGACCTCGCCCTTCTGCAGCAGGAGACCGTGGGCCGCCAAGGACAGGATCGCGGCGCGTTCGGAACGGCCGATCAGCTCAAGGATTTGAGGTTTATCGAGCACCAACTTCTCCTTTTTTTCGCTTTTGTAAATGGTATCGCACTCCCAATCTATCGGACCGACAGCCAGTGTCCGATATAAATTGGGCCCCAATTTATTGAACTTGTGACAAACCCCCACCCTTGGGTTTCCTGGAATATGCCGATTCGCAACGAACCAGGTCGCCCTCGAAAGGGGGAACCGCCTGCCCCATCTCGCCGCCGGGGGATCCGGATACCGCTGGCGATGGACCAGGAACTGGAGCTGGCGGCCGCCGCCCGAGGAATAACGGTTCATGCCGCAGTGCGGGAGGCGGTTGCGGCATGGCTGGAGGCGCAGAAAGGCCCCAGGGGTTGAGTGAGCCCGGGGCCGGTCTTTTCCTTTAATTTCTCAGAACCGGATGATCTGCCCGGCCGTCCCGAGGCCGAACTTTCTGTAGTCGGTGCAGCCGTTTCGGTCCGCAGGGTTGACCTTCCACCCCGCCCACACGCCCCAGCTGCGGCACTGCCAGCGGAACCCGACGTAGGCGCCTTCCCAACAGAGGAAGCACCCGGGGGTGCCGTCGGCCGGGACCTGGTCGGTGCCGATCCAGCACACGGAGGTCTTGGGCAACGTGCTGACCACCGGCCAGAACCGCATGTTGCAGACCGGGTTCCTGAGATACCAGGTCATCCGGGTCTTCCAGGTGGGCGCGGCCGCCCCACACTGGATCGTCCACCAGGTCGGGGAGAGGCCGTCCTCCAGGTTGCCCCAGAGCGTGTTCGCCCATCCCCAGGCGAAGGCCTCCACCTGCACGCCGGCATCGATGGTGGACTCCCGCTGGACGACGGGCGCCACCAGCAGCAGGGCCGGCAGGAGCAGGAGCCCGACCAGAAATACCGGGGCGAAGATGACCAGCTCCACGGCCAGCCAGGAGGCCAGGCCCCAGGGGGCAGCCCAAAGGATGTTCCAGCGGCTGCTCATTTGTCAACCGCGGCGGCCAGGGCCCCAGACTCCAAGTCATCGAAGAAGGCGCTGATCAGCCCCGGGAGCGGCTGATACTTGGCGGGCAGCGCGGCGATGGCGGCGGCATCGAGCGCCATGACCAAGGGGGACAAGGACTGCTCCGACAGGCCCACCTGGTTCCCGCTGGCATCCAGGCTGATGACCTCCCGGTAGCCGCTGATGACCGGCGTCTGGCCGTTGGCGGTCTCGATATTCACGCGCCAGGTGCGGCGCTTGGTGCTGACGATGGTCTGGGTGACGGCGGTGGTGATGCTCACGCGGTCACCTCGCCCTTGGCGGCTTCCTCGATCAGGTCGTAGACCTGGAAAACGATGCCGGGGGTGAGCACTTTGCCGGCGCGCTCCTTGATCTTTGCCACGTCCTCGACGGTGAGGTCTGCCTCCTTGCCGATGGCGAAGCCGAGCTTGCCCATCGCGTAGCGGTCGGTATTAGAGAGCCGCTCGTCATCGGCGTGGTTGGCGCTGAAAGCCGCGATCAGCGCATCCTTGAAGGTCAGGAACTTCGCGGGAGTGGTGTCGGTCGCGGCCTGGGTGGTGATGGCGGTGCCGGACAGGTCGGTGAGGGTGGTGGCGAAGGGGAGTTTCATGAGGTGCCTCCTTGGGCGGTTGCTGAGAAATTTATAGACGTTGGCTGCGGTCATCCGGGGATCACCAGTAAGGAACGTAGTGGACGGTGCCATTGACAGAGATGTTGATCCAACCACCCACTACAGTTGATGAACCAGCCGGTCCAACACTTCCGAGCGCTGTGGCGGTGCTGCCATTACTGGAAAAATTGGCGAAATTGACGGTGTGTCCGCCCGTCCCTGCGACATTGATATTTCCGCTTGTGGTCAGATGACCGCAACCGACGCCACCCGCTACAACCAGCGCGCCGTTAGTTGCGAGAGTGGAAGCGGTCGTGTCGCCGATGTTGACGATGCCAGCGCCGGTGTAGATGGCGTAATTGCCCACGGAACCAGCCGTAACAGGGTTTATATAGATCCCGCATGCAGTTGACACAACCCCGGCGTTCTTGGTTATGTTGACCAACAACCCGTTCATCTGCGTTGTGGTGCCAGCACCGGACTGAACCGCATAGGCATTGACTCCGCATGCCAGTGGTAAGGTTCCTGCCGTGCAAGAGTTGGTGACGCCTCCGATCAATCCGTACTGCGTGACGCTGGGGCTGATTCCACCGCTTGTGGTGGCGAGGAACTGAGCGCCAATGGCCGCAGCAGAGGACGCGGATGCAGGTGTCAACGTTAAAGCGGAACTGACGCCAATGATATTTCCAGACGTGGCCACGCTGGTTGTAGTCACACCCAGACCAGCCGTGGCCGTGTAGGTCAACCCTACACTGCTGACCGTTCCGGTCCCGCTGCCCACCAGAATCTGCCCCACCGTGAACGCCCCACCGTAGGGTGCCCATCCGGTCATGCTGACGTTCGGGTCCTGGGTGTTGCCGTTGACCGTGCTGACGACCTCACCCAGGCCACTGTTGAGCTGCAGTGTGGCACCGAGGGGATAACCGCCGATCGCCGCGGCCAGGGTGCTGTTGAAGGAGAAGGCCCCGCCGGCGTTGACCCAGGCCTGGAAGGACGTGATGTAGTTCAAAATCCCGTTGAGATCGGCTCCGGCCGGCGCCACCCCGCCGGCGAGGGGGTTGGTCGTCGTGATAATCGGGTAGCCGTCGGCCAGGCTGGCTCCGGGCGAAAGCGAGGCCGAGGACGAGAGCACGCCGCTGGTGATGGTTCCGAGTGGATTAACCAGCCCCTTGGTGGGGAGGTTGCCGCTGGCCCAGGCTGAGGCGAGGAGGATTGGCAGGACGAGGGACGAGGACATCGTCTTGGCTCCTTAAAAAGAGAGAGGGCTGTATTGGCCGGAGAACAGGACCCCATAGCCGAAGGGGGTCCCTGCGCCTGATTCGCGGAACATGAAGGTTTTCCCTGGGACATACCCGTTGTAGAGGTAGGCCAGCACTCCGGTTGGACGGGGCAAGACTTTGGAGTTGATCAGGATGTAGTAGTCCAGCCTGCTCAGGTTGTTGAACGTGATCTGCATGGTCATGTTCCCGAGGTCGCTGCAGAATGCCGCACCTTTGCCGAAGAGGTTCTGCAGCATCTGATTCAGCGCCGGGGCGGAGCAGAAGGAGATATTGGCCAGGGCCTTGGTGAGGATGAGAGTGAGGAAGGCGGCATCTGAGAGCCGGTAGAGTGTGGTCCCCTTGGAGCCGTCGTAGAATGGGGCAGATCCGCCCGGGCCGAATGGGGTTCCGATCCCAGACTCCCGGAAATTAAAGCTGCTGGCACTAACGGGGATCGGGACCGTGCGGCTCACTCCCACGATGCGGCCCCACACGTCCAGGCCATAGCCCTGGGCCGTCAGCACGTTCTGCACCTGGTTGTAGAAATTGGTCAGGTTCGCCGAGGGATCGATGTAGCTGTTCATGTTGTTGATCAGCTGCAGCAGGATCGGGCTGTTGGCGTACTGGGCCTGGATGGTCTGCTCGAGGTTGATCATGCGAGCACCAGGCTGACGGTCCCGAGGGCGGGCACCTGGTTGATGTTCATGGCCTGGCTGTTCGCCCAGCTGCTGCCGGTGCTGACCTGCACGCTGAGGATGGTGACCCCTGCGGGCAGGATCCCGGCGATGGTGCTGTAGAACCTGCTCCCATAGACGGTCGCGCCGATCTGCGCCACCGGGGCCCCGCCGTCGGCGCCGGTGAAGGCCTGGGCCAGGCCGGTGGAGGCCTGCAGCAGCGCGAGCGCGTTACTGGGCGGGTTGGAGATCGCCGCCAAGGTGACCTGGATGTTGACTGGGGTGACGACCGCCAAAGTGAAGCTCACGTTGTAGATCGGCTGGGGCGGGGCGTAGCTCGAATCGGGGGTGGTGACGGTCGTGGCCGTCCAGACCGTGGTGCCGGAGAAATTGCCACTGCCCGGGGCAGCGCTCAGCGTCCAGGCGGTGCCGCTGCCCGAGGCGATGGTGATCTGTCCCCCGGCCGAGTTGAGGTAGGGCTGGCCCGCGCTGGTGATCAGGGTCTGGCCGATGGCGATGACGCCGGAGGTCAGGGAGTTGACGGACAGGGCGGTGCCGGCCACGGTCGCATTGAAGATGGCGCTGGGGGCGTAGTTGCAGCCCGGGCCCTTCTTTGTCAGGATGGCCGCGGCGATGGCCGCGGGGTTCCCGCCCGCTACCGCCACGTAGAGGCTGTTCATGGGCAGCGTGAGACCTCCGGTGACCACCGCGGCCGAGGTCGGGTTGTCGTAGACGTAGACGCTGGTCGGCTGCTGGGGAGGCACCAGGGCCTGACCAGAGGCCAACACCGCGGCCTTCACCGCGGCGGCGAAGCCGGAGCCATTGACCGCCACGGAACCCGAGCGCCGGGCCTCGAAAGCCTGCGCATTCTCCACCAGGTTGCCCAGCTGCGTCTGGGTCGCCCCGGTGATCTGATCCCACCCGGGCGTGGTCTGGTAGATGGTGAGCGGGCCGGTGAACGCCACGGGGCCCACCGCCTGGTTGCTGAAGACCATGGGGAGAGACCCGCTGGCGCCGATGGTGCCGCCAGGGCAGGTATAGAGGTTCCCGGCGCCGTCCGTCGCCACCGGCACCCCGGCCGGGATCGCCGTGCCAGCCAGGCCGTTGCAGTTCCCGGAGACCTGGGTGCCCTGGGCTGAGATCCTGGTCATAAAATAGATGTTCCCGACGGCATCCTGGTTGCGCCCCTGGGCGTACTGCGGATCGAACTGAGAGGCCAGCGCGAGGAACTGGGCGTAGCAGTCGGCGATGACCGCGCTAAGGCTGCTGGCGATCTGCCCCATGGGCGTGGTCAGGCTGGAGGGGTTGTTCAGCGACAGATTCAAGCCGGAGCCGAACGCGGCCTGCATGTCCAGGATCACGCCGGCCAGGATCGCGGCCTCGGAGGGGATCACGTAGCCGGTGGGACCAAGGGTGGGCTGTGGGACGTTGGTCATCGCGGGCTCCTAGAAGGTGACGCCAAGGCTCGCGCCGGTTGTGTCGATGAAATTGATGGTTCCGGTGACCTTGCCGGCCGAGAAGGTCAGACCTGATGCCTTCGCGGAAACCACGCCGGGGACGGTGAGCGCCGCCTGTTCCATGAGGGCGCCGACCAGGGACGGGGAGAACTGCTGGCCGAACACCTCGGACTGCCAGGGCAGGCCCTGGGTGACGTCGTAGTAGACCTCGCCGAGGAAGGTGGAGATGGCCGAGGCCACGTCCTGAGCGATGGCCTGGGGCCCGGTGGCGACGGCCAGGTTGCCGTTGCTGTCGAGCTCGAGGTCCCAGGTGGCGAGGTTGAGCTGGAGCGTGTTCATCAGTTGGGCACTCCGGTATTCCCGACGCCAGTGGTGACGCCGGAATGGGTGTGGGTGCTGAGCTTCTTGCCGTTACCCTGGACTTCGCCGGTGGCCGTGACGGGACCGGAAATGGTTGCCCCGCCGCCGCCCGCCGCGCCCGTGCCGCTGAGCCCGCCGCCGTAGGTGAGGTTCTGGGTCACGATGGCGTTCTGATCGAAGGTGGCGTTCCCGGAGACCTCCAGGGTGCCGTTGAGTTTGGTGGCGGTGGCATTGACCGTGCAGAGGCCCGGGGTCAGCTCGATGTTCGTTCCGCCAGGCAGCACCAGGTTGATCGCGCTCTGGGTCACCTGGACGTAGGCGGTCGGCTGCACGGCCATGTTCCAGCCGCCGAAGTAGAGCGCGTCGGCCATGTCGAAGCGCCGGTCGGATCCGGGGTTCGCCGCGGCGCCGGTGGCCTTGACGCTGGACAGGTCCCGGTCCGCGAACAGGGCGAAGCCAATGTCATTGACCTGCGGCTCGCAGATCACCGCGTTGGCCCCGCCCTGAACCCGGAAATAGGGCACGCCGAAGATGGTGGTGTGGGGCTGCGCCTGGCCGGCGCCGTCCACCTGGTTGACCATGGGCATCACATCCACGAACCCGACCAAGAGGCCGGCGCCGGGGTGGACCGCGACCACCTCCACCAGGGTGGCGACGCTCAGCTTGGCCAGGGCCATCTGGACCAGGAACGAGATCTGGTTGAAATCGCTGTTCCCGCTGCTGGGATCCTTCTGGGGATAGACGGGTTGATCGGCCATGGTCAGTTCCCCACCCAGGTGGCCGACACCTTGGAATCCCAGGGCCCGCCCGGGGTCAGGCAGGCAAGATGATGCTTCAGCCCGTGCACCCGCCAGGTGCCGCAGACGACGGCGATCGAGGACTGGACGCTGATCAGGCCGCCCAGCTTGATGCCCGGGTTGTAGAGGGATACAAGTTTGAGTCCTTCCTTATCAAATATCGGATAGCCCTTGAGGCCGGTGGCGGCGGAGATCAGCGGGGCGTTGCCGACCCGGGCCGTGCCGCGGGGGGCGATGAACAGGGTGTCGTCGTCCACGCCGAACTCGATATTCGCCGCAGCGGCGATGGCGGCCGCCTGCTGCATCGCGGTCCCCGGCAGATACGGGTTGTGCAGCTGGGCCGTGACGCCGGCGTTCTCGAAGGCATAGCCCATCTGGGAAGCGAGCGTCTCCATGAGTTGGGCCACCGGCACGCCGCCCTGGTAGCTCTTCGGCGCCACCGGCGCGATCGCCGGGTAGTAGCCGGCGATCGCCTCGATGTTGAAATCCATGTCGGGCGCGCTCTGGTAGTCGATCCAGGCCCCGGTGATCTCCCCGGTGAATGCCGTGGCCAGACCATACTCGTCCCCGGCCAGCAGCTGCAGCTTCGACTTGTGCACCGCCAGGGCCTTCCCGGATTTCGCGGGCAAGGTCGTGAGCTTGGCCATGTCGTTCTGGCTCATCCCGAAGATTTTCAGCTTCAACTTGTTCTTCGATGGGTGTCCGCCTTTATCGATCTCAGCCGACATGCGCAGGCCTGAGAGCTGCGCCGTGTTGTGGGTGCCGTCGAAGGTCCCGCTGGTCAACGTGAGGTTGGCCTGCAGAACCTTGGAGGTGAAGCTGGAGCCTTGGGTCATGGGTTCACTTCTGATAGAGGGAGATGGTGCAGTTCTGCCCGCCCAACGTGACGTCGAGCTGCTGGGCTGGGACCGCCTGGAGGGGAACCTGGAGCACGGGCTGGCTGGCCTGGAAGTAGAGGAGCGAGTAGCGGCCCCCGGGCCCGAGGCCGGTGTAGAGCGGATCTGTGGAGCCCAGGCCATCGTCGAACGCCAGGTGCCCGATGAACCCGAGGTAGGGGTACGTGTCGATCAGCCGGCAGTTGAGGCAGACCACACCCGTCCAGAGGGTCACTCCGTTGATGGCGAGGTCGCAGTATAGGTTTGCCATCATTCCCCCGCGGCCGTGTCAGCTTCGGCCATCACCGTCGACCACTGATGGGAAGGCGGCTTCGCAGGTGCCTGGGCCTGCCCCTTCCCGTTCGTCTGGTTGGAGGCGCTGGTCGGGTTTTTGGGCTTCGGCACGGTGACGGTGGTGTAGGTGGGCGTCACCTCGCGGATCTGGAGCAGGGCCAGGTCGACCACGAGGCCGCTCACCCCGCCGTTCTCGGCGGTCTGGTCATGGTCGTAGCTCTCCAGGGTCACATTGAGGTAGGTCTTCGTGGGGGTGACTACGTTGTAGAGGTTGGTGGAGTCCAGCTCCACATCCAGGGCTGCCTGGAATGCTGCCACCCGGTCCGGGCCGTTCACCGCCAGCCGGACCTTGGTGGTGAACGGATCCAGCACCTTGTTGTAGCTGGCGAAGGTCCCCTCTTCCACGGGGAACGAGGAGGCCTTCGCCTTGGCCGATTGTTTCAGGTCCAGGACGCTGTCCACGTCGAACACCAGGTTCCCGCTCAGGTCGTAGATGCCCCAGCCGTTTGCCACTTAGAACCCCCCGTCCGCTTGGTCGACAAGCGAGGAGTGCGACTGGATGGCGCCCGGCAGCTCGTTGGCCAGGCCCTGGGCGTCCTTCGCCTGGGTAGTGACGGTGCCGATTGTGACGGTGGTCTGCCGGCTGGTGCTGTGCGTGGTGTGGTTGTTGGAGACGGAGGACGGGCGCAGGGCCATGCCGGCAGTGACCGGGGCGGCGGCCCGGGCCGGCACGGTGCCCAAGCTGGGCCCGCCGGCGGTGGCAGGGGTGAGCCCAGCCACAGATGCCACATCCCCGACGGCCGCCTTCACCGCGCCAACCGCTCCCTTCACGTCTCCGTGGAGGATTGCGCTGAAGAAGTTGCCCTCCTGCTTGGCGATGTCGATGATGGCCTTGAGCTTGCTCCAGATCCATTCCAGGGGCGCCATGGCCGACTGTTTCACGCCCTTCCACATCTTGGCGGCCGCGTGCTCGACCGTGAAGAAGGCCTTCAGGAGGTGGAAGACGATGTTCAAGGCGGTCTCGTTGGCCCAGTGGCCTACCTCCTTGAAGTGCCCCACCAGGAGATACAGGCCCCCTGCCACCAGGGCAATCCCAGCCACGAGCAGGGCCAATGGCCAGGTGGCCATGAACCAGGCGATGGCAGCGTTGATGCCCATCAGGATCGCGTTCGCGTTGACCACCAGGAAAGCCGTGGCGATGCCGAGGATCCCGGCTTTGACCACTTCGGCATGCTCTGCCATCCAGGCGGAGATGCTGGCCAGGCCCTTGCCCAGGCCGGAGAGGACGGGAATCAGCGCGGAGAGCAGCTCCCGGCCCACGGCCGAGGCGCTGTCTTTGAAGTCGAGCATGTCCTGCTCCAGCTTTTCCGCCTGCTCGCCCTGCTCCTTGGAGGCCACGCCGAGCTTCTTCTGATGCTCGACCAGGGCCGCCATGCCCTCCTTGCCCTTGGTCAGCAGCCGGATCGTGCCTTCGTCGAGCCCCAGGCGTTCACCCAGGCCCTGGGCCTTTGCCTCGCTCATGCCCGCCATCTTCTCGGAGAGCAGGCCCAGCACGCCGATCGCATCCTTCCCCTTGAGGGAAACGGCGGATATCCCCAGCCCGGCGAAGACCGTGAGGGCCATCTTGGAGCGCGGGCCGTGAATCGCGATCATCTCCAGGCGGCTGTTCAGGCCCTTCAGGCTGGCGTCGAGGCCTTCGCTGGTCCCACCCACCCGCTTGACGGCGCCCTGCAGCGCCTCCAGCTCCTCGACGTCGACGTTCAGGGTCTTGGCCAGGCGGCCGGCCCCGACCTCGGCTTCCAGGGTGGACTTCACGAACTCGACCATCCCGGCAGCCGCGGCCATGATCCCGAAGAACTCCATGGCCGCGACGCCTACCTCCTTGAAGAATTCCTTCCCCTTCTCGGTCTGCTTCTTGATTTTTTCGTTGGCCTCCTGGGTCTCCTTGACCAGGTTGTCCTTGATCGCCTTGGCGGCCTTCACTTCCACGGCCTGTCGATCCTTGGCGGCGGTGTTGGCGATGGCAAGTTCACCCTTCGCCTTCTCCTGGGCCGTGGCGACCAGCTGGCCGGCGGCCGCGGTGGCGGCGGCGATCTCCGCCTTCCCCCTGCCCTGAGCTGCCGAGACGATCTCCCGCGCGGCCATCTTGGCGGCCTCGACTTCCTCCTGAGACTTGCCCTTGGCCGCGGCCACGATCTCCTTCGCGGATTCGCGCGCGGAGGCAACCTCAGCCTGGGACTTCCCCTTGGCCGCTGCGACCAGGTCCCGGGCGGAGGCCCTGGCCGCTTCGATCTCTCCCTTGGTCTTGCCCTGGGCGGCCGCCACAATCTCTTTCGCCGCGGCCGCCGCCTTCTTGACCAGCTCTCCATAAACCTTCTCCGCCTCTTCGGAGCCCTTCTTGAACTCGCGGTTATCGAGCCCCAGGGTGACCAGGAAGGCGTCCAGAACGGTGGCCATTATTCAGCCCCTCGCTTGGAGGCCAGCATGTCGTTGTGGTTGTCCACGGCGATGATTTCCAACATGTCGTAAAGGTCCTCGAGGCAGTAGATCGTTTGGAGCTCGTGAAGGGTCGCCAGCTTGCGGCTGACGACGACGCCTATGCGCGGCGGGACATTCGCGTAATTGGCGCAACCATCGAGGCCGTCGAAGCTTTCGAGCTGGAGGGCTTGACGGCCTGAGAAAAAGCCGTGTGGAGCTTCAACACGGCGCCCCGGAGCTTGAGCAGGGTGGGAACCTCCTCGATGTCCCCGGCCGCCTTGTTGAGCGGGCGGGAAAAGTCGGGGTTGCCCACCGAGTCAGGCATGAACCGGATGCACTCCAGCATCTCGTCCAGGAGCGGCTCGACCTTGGTCCAGTCGAGCTTGCCCAGGCCGCCCAGCAGGGCGCCGAAGATGGCCGACATGGCCTCCTCGGACACCAGCGCCGTCATCCCGCCGGCGGCCAGCTCCGGTGGGATCTGCACGCCGCCCTCGATGAGCGCGAGGAACGCGCGGATCGCCCACTTCTCGGCGCGGAAAGCGTCCATTTTGGTCAGCAGGAAGACCTTGCCCTTGTCGGGCCCGGTGGAATCGATGGTGAAGGGTTCGGGTTTCAGCATGGCTTACAGCGCCGTCTTCTGGATCAGTTCCCAGGTGATCTCGTAGGTGAGCGGATCCAGGACCTTCTTGCCGTCGGGGGCGTCCTTGTAGTCGGTCAGGATCCCTTGGTAGCAGCTGTATTCCTGGCCGTTCGCCGGGAACATCACGGTCATGGAGGCGGGGATCGTATCCACCGGCGGCGTGTTCTCCGCGTTGATCCATTCGTCGAAAACCTGCTGGCTTTCGGAGCTGGCCTCCAGGTGGATCTTCGTCACCCGGGGGGCGTACTGCTTGCCGGCGCTGAGGACGCCGTCGACGCCCATCCGGGTGATGTTGGGCTTGTAGGAGGCCACGTCGAAGATGTCGTCGGTCTTCCAGCCCTGGAGCTGGACCCCGCTGGGATAGACCCCCGGGATGGTGAGGATGATTACCGCGTCAAGCGAAGTGATGGAACGGGTCACGGGGGCTCCTTACAGGATGAAGATCGAGGCGACGTTGAGGGTGGTCAGGCCGAACGCGCCCGTGTACCAGAACAGGCAGGGCGGAGTGGACGACGGCGACGGCGCCGGGTTGACCTGGAAGAACCAGCCGACGGTGGACAGGGTCCCGGCGATGTTCTGGCCAGCCTGGGTATTGACCAGGGCCTGCTGCGTGCTGGTGAGGGCCACGCCGGTCTGGATCACCCCGGCCTTAAGGGCCTGGGCGAACAGGGACTTGCAGGCCGCCTTGATCAGCGCGTAGCCGGTGGGGTCGTTGGGCATGCTGTTCGCGCCGGTGAACATGTTCATCTCGGCCAGCTGAATGTTGGCGTTGAGCCAGATGGCATCCACATAGCAGCCGATCTGGGCGAACGGACCGGAGATCTGGCCCGGGTAGAGGATGTTCCACTGGGTGGCGGCGGTGGCGTAGGTCCCGACGTAGTTGAGGCCGTTGGCCACGACGTTGGCCGCGGTGACGGCATCCGTGACGCTGGGGGTGAGGACCGCGTTCGGGGTCTTGAACTGGTGGTCGATCCGGCCGTTGCTCACGCCGTAGTTCGTCGAGGCGGAAAGGCTCAGCTCGAAGGCTGACTCGAACGGGGTAAGGAAGCAGCAGGTTCCCTGGACGGCATTCTGCTTCAGCCAGTAGCCGAATCCGACATAGCTGCCGGAAGTGCCGCGGGCGGTGGCGTCCGTGGAATAGGGCACATAATAGAACTGGGTGGGGTAGCCGGCCGTCCAGGTAGCGAAGGCCTGCTTATCCGTGTCGATTGGTTCGAAGCAATGGCTGAAGCCGGCCCAGTTCGCGGTCTGCGCGACCAGGGCGGTCATGGCGGCCGCGGGGGTCATGGCGGCGGAGCCCTGCGAGAGGGTGCCCGCGTTGCCCGAGGCCAGGCCGAGCGTCGCGGCCAGGGTGCCGGTGGCGTAGGTCATGGTCGAGGTCGCTCCGGTGGTCCCGGAGGTGATCACGAACGCGCCGAACAGGCTGTTGTAGGTGACCGCGGCGCCCCCGGTGAGGCTCAGGGCGGTGGTGAGCAGGGCGGCCGCGTTGCTGAGGCTGGTGGCCGTGCTGAGGTTCACGGCCGCCGCAGTCTTGACCGTGCCGTCCACCGTGACGGTGAGGGATCCGGTCACGATTGCCTGCACCTGGGCCAGGGTCAACCCCATGGCGGCCCCGGTCAGGAACGCGGAGCAGGCGGCGGTGGCGTAGCGGTAGAAAATCAGGGCCTGGGGGGTCTGGGTGCCGATGGTGAAGCCGGCGAAGTAGACCTGGGCCATCTGGTATTCCAGGCAGTTGCTGGTCATCGGGGAGCTGGTCGCCTGCGTGAAACCCGGGCCGGAAATGGTCACGGTGCCGATACCGGTGACGCTGCTGTAGGTTCCCAGCGCGGTGATGGTGCTCCCGGGGGGCACGCCGACGGCCTGGGCGCCTTGGATCTGCTGGCCCACCGCGAGGGCCCCGGAAATGGTCTGAGTCACGGTGAGGGTGTTGCCGGCGCAGGTGCCGGTGAAGTTGCAGCTGTAGTTCCCGAAGAACGCCAGCACTGCGGCCAGGTTGGGGAACGACAGGGGGGTGCCCACCGGCAGGGAGGGATTCTGGCTGAGGAGGACGCCGTTGAGGGTCTCGGCGACGCCGCCGCCGGAGACCACGCTGGGCGTCACGCTGATGAGCTGTTTGACAGGAATGGACAAGGGCGGCCTCCTAGGGCTTGGTGAGGATGTCGAGGATGGTGATGCTGGGCTTGGTCAGGAACGTCTGGGCCGCTGTGAGGGCGGGGTTGAACTGCATGTGGAGCACGGTCACCCAGCGCTCCTCGTACTGCGCCTCACCGTTGACGATGGACAGCTCAACGGGGTCGTCGGCCCAGAGCGGGACGAGGCCATAGGGCGCGAGGAAGGCGATGGCGAGCGGGGAGTTCCACATACCGGCGATCACCGTGGCCCAGTCGCCAGCGGCGGTCCCATAGCTGTCCACCTGGATCTGGAAGTCCGTGGGCTTGGTGGTGGTGACCGTCTCGTCGGGCCCGCTGTAGTCGACCGTGTTCGCACCCAGCCGCTTCTGCATCTTGTGGAGCATGTTGACGAACCCAGCTTTCGGAGCGGCCGCGCGGTTCTGCAGCTCCTGGACCACAGAGGCCGACCCAAGTCCCAGGGCATCCATGAGCCACGCCTTCAGGCCGGTGAAGACCTGGGATGTGGTGATGGAGGGGGTGTAGGTCATCAGGAGACCTGCTGGGTAAGGCCGACGGCGGACCAGTCGGGCCAGGATTCGAAGACGGGGCCCACCAGCCAGATCGTGCCGTCCAGAAGGGTCAGCAGATCGCCGCCCTTGTTGGAAGCCCGCACGATGCCATTGACGGCGCCGTAGCAGTAGGCCTTCTTCTCGACGCCCTGGTAGTTGAGGCCGTTGAGGTGCTGGATGTCCTTGGCGGCGAGGGCCTGGATGTTGACCAGGCCGGTGGCGGTAGCGTAGGTGGGGGTCAGGGTGCCGTCGGGATTGGGCGTGCTGCCGGTGCTGGTCTTGATGGTTGCCTCGACGTCGGGATTGACGGCGCCAGTGCAGCTGGAAGCGAGGCCGTGGAGGTTCATGACTGCACCGGCCCCGGGAATCGCTCCCCGTCCACTTCATAGGCCACTTCGCGGAGCATGACCTTGGTGTCCTGCAGGGTGGCATCGGCGCCGCCCTTGAAGCCCTTGCGGTCGATGGTGATCTGCTTGTCGGGCGGATCGTTGAAGTCGACGATGGCCTTCTGGAGATCGAAGGCGATGGACTCACCCAGGGACTTCATGACCTTGCCCATGTCGCCATGGTTGAACTTATGAAGATTGGCCAGCCGGCGCGACCAGTCCGGCGACTTCTCGGCGAGCATCTGGCTGAAGAAGGAGCGGGCGACGGTGCGGGCCGCGGGGCCCATGCCGCGCTTGCCCACGGGGGTGGCATGGCCGTACTCGTTCAGGGCGGCCACCTGGGCGACGGGGGTGCCGTCGGGATAGGTGGACCCTTCCAGGAAGCCGATGCGAAGGGTGATGTTCTCCCCCGCCGCCGCCATCATCTCCTGGAGCTTGGCCTTGAACGCTTCCCCGCCGGTGAATTCCATATCAGTTCCCGCTCGTTGGGTAGTAGATCGGCGCCTTCGGGCACGGGGCCCGGTAGCTGAACCGGCGATACTTGCGGGTGGCGCGCAAGAAGCTCGCACCGTATTTGGTCTGGTTCAGCCAGGCGTCCCGGTCGCTGTCGTCCATGGAGGCGGCGACCTTGACGGTGCCCTCGCTGGCGTCGGTGATGCGCCCAACCAGCGCCTGGGAACCGCGCTGGCTGGTGGCATCGTAGAGTTCGGCGATGTGGGCGGTGAGCATGTGCATGAGCAGGCTTTGGGTCGGCGCGTCCTGGACCGGGCTGGACCCGGTGTTGTTCAGGTAGAGCCCGGCCTCCAGGAAATACCCGGGGGCGGTGGTCGTCGTGATGCCCGCGAATTCCGGGTAGCGTGCGGGCCAGTAGACGGGGTCGAAGGACGCGATGAATCCCATGGGCTATACCAGGCCTTCCTGGGACGGCAGCTTGTCGAGCACCTTCTTCATCTCGTCGGCAGGCGTCAGGCCGTGGCCGGGCTTCTTGGGATCAAGCCCCTCCAGACCGGTGTGGTTGTTCTTCCGCTCCCGGGCCATGTCTTTGCCCGAGGCCGGCTTGTCGGCCGAGAAGATGTGCTCTTTTTTGACCGGTTCGAGGTTCTCGTGCTCCTTCACCCACTGCTCCCAGAAATCCTTGGGGATCCGGGTGGCTCCGTGGCCGAAGACGACGGGGACGTCGCTGGGCTGCTTGTTGACGGGCCCGTTGATGCGGATGGTATGGTCGACTCCATCAGCGGCTTTCACCGTGAGGTGATACCCGTTTGCGATCTTGCAATAGACGATGACGGTTTCGGCCATGGTTTAAACTCCGAGCATCTGCTGAACGCCGGTGGGCTGATACCAGATGGCACCCCAGCCGCCGCCGCTCTTTTTCTGTTTGAAGGACGAAGAGTCACGAACCACAGCGTGGGCGCGCAGCTTCAGGTTGAAGGCGAGGGCCACCACATCTTCGCCGTTGAGTTCGTCGGCGATGAGCTGGACCAGGTTCCCGGAGGCGGTCGCGTACTGCACGGCGGTCACCACCTCCAGCCCGGGATAGTTCTTCTTGACCATGTCGATGACCGACACGTTGTACTGGGTGGTCTTGGTGAGGTTGACCTGGGCCGCCGGGCTCATGGCCAGCTTCATCTTGCTTTCCATCGTCACCATGCCGGCGGTGGCCTGGATCAGCAGCTGCACCAGATACTGGATGTCGGAGTAGACGCCCAGGGCGTCCTTGGCGCTCCAGGAATAGACGATGCTGGAGCCGACCGACTCAGCCAGGGGAGCGACGGCGGCCGGCAGGTTCGGGTCGTTGAGCAGCCCGTAGTTCTGGATGCCGGAGAACCCGAGGAAATACATGTTGTTCTGGAATTCAGCCATGACCTTCGCGGAGGCCAGGTTCTTCCGGTTGGCCGCGTCGATCTTGGCCAGGGCGGCGCGCTCAAGCTCCAGCTCGCCCCATTCGGTCTGGGTCTGGTAGAGGTAGGCCTGCCGGGGAACCCAGTTGACCTGGAAGTTGGCCTCGCCGCCGGTGCTGTAGTCGTCATAGGAAACGACGTTGCCGGTGGACTCCACGACCGGGAATTCCCAGATCATCTTCGTCCAGTCGCCCTTGAGCTCTTCCCGGGCGATCTTGGTGGCGTTCAGCGGGGCCGTGTAGACCTCGATCATCTTGGGGTCGATGACCGTCGTGAGGAACTGGGGGATGCCGGCGTTGCTGGAGGTGATGGCCAGGGGCTGGGCGGCGTCAAAGCCGAACCGGCCGCGCACGTCGATGCCGAATTCGCGCCGGGCGGCGTCCATGGCGACGTCCAGGCGCCGGCCCCACTCGGGGCGCTGCTCGGCGATGGCATCCGGCAGGACGATGCCGAAGTCCTCCTGCAGCCGGTCAAACAGCATGTCGCGGTTGGGGTTGAAACGGATGGGTCGGAAGCTCATGGTTAATTCCTCGTGCCGATGATGGCCAGCTCACCCACGTTGGCCGGGGTCTGGAAGAAATAAGGCGTCTCGATCCAGGCGGAAGCACTGATGGTTCCGCTGCCGAGGGTTCCGGGGGTGGTGGAGAGGGTGTAGGTGCCGATCCCGCCAACGGTGCCGCTGAGCTGGTTGACGATGTAGGTCCCTGGAGCGAGGCCGGCGGTGGAGTCGGTGAGCAGCTGGCCAGGGACCAGGACGCCGCTGGTCATCGCCGTGACAGTCAGGACGTTGGTGGCGGTGGTGCCGGTGCAGACCGCGCCGCCGATGCCGTCGGCCGGGGTGACGGTCAGGGTCGTGGAAACCACGCCGCCGATGGTGACGGTCTCGGTGGTCTCGGTGGTGCAGGAGGCCGAGAGGTTGTAGGTGCCCGCGCCGCCAGTCCCGGTCCCGAAGGAGGAGATAGTGGTGCCGGTGGGAATGCCGGTTCCGGTGACGCTCTGGCCGACCAGGATGGGGCCGTTCGCGCTGACCACCGTCATGACCGTGGTGGAGAGCGAAGCCTGCGCGGTGAAGCTCGGCACGACGTTCGGGGTGGACAGGTTGTAGGTGCCGGTGCCGCCGGTGCCGGTGCCGAAGCTGGCGATACGGGTGTTGATCGGGACGCCGGGGCCGGTGATCAGCGCGCCGACGCCAAGCGGGGTGCCGGTGACCGCGGTGACGGTCAGGACGGCCGGGCTGGCCGCGGAGATCCAGCCGGTAAGGGTGGTGGAAGCGCCGCCCGGGTAGGTCGGGAAGCTCCCGGCGACGCCCGGGATCACGGCGCCGCTGAACAGGTTGGCGAACACCTTGTTCCCGCGCACCGCATTGGCGAAGCCGCAGCGGGCGCAGAAATCGCCCCGGTTGTATGCGGCGACCTGGGTGCCGGGCTGGATGTTGATCCCGTTCGGCGCCAGCAGGTTGGCGTTGTTCGCCTGCATCTCCAGCATGATGAAGCCGTCAGGGACGGTCGGAATCCCACCGGGGGCGTAGTTGGTCAGGATGGTGGCGAGGGCGCTGACCCAGGCGAACCGGCCGACGTTCAGGCCGTTCACCGGATCCGCGACCAGGGCACCATTGGCGGCGATGACCGCGGCGATGGGGTTGCTGGAAGCCTTGGCACCTTCGGTGCCGATGGGGGAATAGGTATTGACGGAAGTCTGTAAACCCATGGCTTACCTCCGGATCCGGTCAGGGTTGAAACGCTTGGCGTAGGCGTCCAGGGCTTTGGAGTCCTGGGCCACGAAGCCGGCGTCGACGGGCTCATCGCTCATGTTCTGGGCGAGGCGCTGGAAGAGGGGGCCGTAGGCGACGGGGGGAAGGCCGGTGAGATCGACCTTCATGTGATCCAGCGCCAGCTTGTAAACGCCCTCGGCGGTGTTCTGGCCGCGAACACGGCCGATGATGGGTTCCACCGCGTCCTCGGCCTCGCGCACGGCCTGCATGCGGGCGATGGTCTCGTCGGCGGCGACCTGGATGGCGGCGTCCATGGCCGGCTTGCCGACGGTGAGCGCCTTGGTGTCGTTGGGGTTGGGCACTGCGGCTCCTTTCTTGGGGGGAAGGCCATCGACCGCAGGGGCGGCGGGGCTGATCTTGTCGAGCAGGGCGGCCGCCTGGGCCATCACCTCGTCAGGGAGGTTCTGGGCCTGCAGGAGGGCGAGCAGTTCCTGGCCGGCCTCGTTGCCGTCGCCGGTCATGTCGTCGTCCTTGGCGATCGGGGCGGGCGGAGCCGGGGGCTTGGCGGCATCTTCGACGCCTTCCTCCTCGGCGCCGTCTTCCAGGTTGTCCAGGAGGGACAGGATGTCGTCGAGGTCCGCATCCTGGGCCAGGCGGGGGGCGAAGGTCTTTTTGATGTCCTCGGCCAGCTTGGCCTTCGACGCCTTGAAGTTCTTCGCGGTGAGGGTGGCGACCAGCGGGGTGAGATCCGAGATCTTCAGCGCCTGGTCGGCGGCAAGGCTGAGCGGGATACGGCCCAGAAGGGCACCTCGCACGGCGACCGCCCTGGGGGAGAGCTTTTTCTTCATGGTGGATTGCTCCTTGTGGGTTTTGGGTTTGGCATCGGCGACGAGCACGTCGGGACCAGCCCGGCCCTCGTCCACCAGCGCCACATGGTTTCCGCGCAGCTTGCGCATCACGCCGTCATAGGCGACTCCTTCGTAGGTCCCCGGGGTCATGTCGAGCACCCAGCGGTAGGCGCAGGACAGTTCGACCTGCTCCCGGGTCTGGATTCGCTGGATGGCCGCGGCGTCCCATACGACGAGGCTGTTCTGCAGGTAGGGCTTGACGAAAATGGCATCGGTGCCGGTGGCGCCGACCACGATTTCCTTTTTCTCCGGATCGGTGGCCAGGTCCTCGGAGCTCAGTGGCTCGTGGACGTAGGTGATGGGGATCCCGTTGAAGGTGCCGGCGCCCGCGGCCAGTTCCTCGGGATCGCGCAACAGGAAGTAGACCTTGTTCGGGTCCACGACCACGCCGGCTTCCTGGGCAATGTCCGCGATCTCGCTGCCGTTGTATGGGCAGACCATGGCTTTGCTGATGTTCGAAACGGCCACGTGGAGGAAGCCGTTCTCATCGATGCGCCGCATGGACTTGTCCAGGGCCAGAATGATGCGCTCAAGCGGCTTCATCGTCGCCCTCCTGGTCATCGTCCATGCCCGGGATGATCCCCTCGGCGATGCAGCCGCAGTTGATCAGCTGGCCGGGCTGCACGAAGTCGCCGTATTCCTTGTCGTAGCAGCCCTCTGCCGTGTCGAACAGGGTGGCGTTCATGTCCTCGTGGGAGTCCCGGGGGTGCTTGCTGGCCGCGGTGTGGATCCAGCGAGACCGCTTGATGCCCAGGTCAAGCTTGCGCACTTTGTTCATGATGGCCGTGGCCTTGTTGTTCTGGTCCCGGGCGATCAGGGCTGCGCGGCGCTTGGTGACCTCGTAGCGGGCCTGGAGGTCCTTGGACAGCTGGCCCATGTCGTGGCCGTGCTGGACGGACCGCTGGACCATGCCCTCGACGTCGTTCAGGTGCTGCTGGGGAATCGACTTGATGAGCTGAACGTTCGCGTGCCGGACGGACTGGAAGGCGTCGTTCATGGGCCGGGTCGTCTGGAACTTGACGCTGAAGCCCGCGTCGCGCAGGGTGCGCTTCAGGGCGAAGTCGTTGTGCTTCAGCACCTCGTCGGCGAAGTGGGCGGCGATCTTGTCGGCGGCATCGGCGAAGGTCTTGCCCCACTTCCGGTGCAGGGCCTTCATGACCGCGCGCTCGGCGGCCGCGGGGCTGGCATCCTTGGCCAGGAGCGCATGGGGCGGGTTCGCCTTGTAGGACCGGGTGACGGCGCGCAGCACGTCCTTGTGCATGGCGTCGATCAGGGCCAGCAGGCGCTTGCGGTAGTCGGCCTTCACGCCCTCGTTGGGGCGGACGGCAGCGACGCGGATGGGCTTCGGGCCCGGGGCGCGCAGCTTCATACGGCACCCATGGGCTTCTCAAGGCCCTCGGTCTTGGCGAGGAGGGGATCCTTGCCCATGACCAGGTTGGGATCGGGCTCGGGAAGCTCGGCGTCCACATCCAGGCCCTCATAGCCGGAATCCGGATCCTTGGCCATCTTCTCGCGGTGCTCCTTCGCGGAGATGACCCCGGCGGCGATCAGTTCCACACCGGCATCCGCGTCGCTCTTGCGCATCCGGGCGAGCTTCTCCACGTCGGCCTGCCAGAGCGGCTCGAAGTCGAAGGTGACGTCGGGGTCGATGCAGCCGAATTCGGAGAGCTGGATAATGCGGATGATCTTCTCCAGCGGCTCGCGGAAGATGCTCTCCTGGCGGTCGTGGATCAGGTCGTAGAACACCCGAATCTCGCCCTCGCTGCTGGCGTTCAGCCCGGAGGGGGAGATGCCGGTGAGGATGATCAGCGGCAGCTGGGAGACAGCCGAGATGTGCTCCAGCGACTGGGCCTGGAGCTTGTCGAGGCCGCTGATCGGCGCGTTGTACTGGAAGAACTCCTCGGTATCCTTGTCCAGGATGAGGCAGCCCAGGTTGTCCCGGCCGGCGACGAACAGGTCGGCCCGGTTCATCAGGTCTTCGCCGTCGCCGCCGGTGAGCGCGTCGCCCATCTTCGTGCGGATGCCGCTGGTGCTGTAGCCCTGGATCATCCGGTTGACGTTCTGCCTGGTGCTGAGCCAGTTCTCGATGGTCTCCATGCACAGCTGCGACATGGACATGCCACCGAAGTTGTAGGCCGGCTTCAGCAGGTCCGGAAGCGGCTGGGAAATGAAGGTCAGCATCCGGCTGTCATGGACCTGCTGGCCCATCACGTACCAGGACCGCGGCGCGTAGTAGCTATCCGCCAGCGGGTCCGAGCTGTTGTATTCGAATGGGAACGTGACGATGGGCTCAACGATCTTGAGGCCCTGGAAGCTGTGGAGGGGGATCTTGTATCGGCTCTCCAGCAGGGGCGAGGCCAGCTCGCGTTTTGTGGCCCGGGCGCCCTTCATCTTGATGTAGAGCTGCCCGCGGCCGAAGGCCCCGTCGTGGTTGGCTGCCAGGCGGAACCAGCTCCGGACCTTGAATTCCTTCAGGCGCTGCTCGATGATCTTCATTTCCTCGGTCTTGCTCTGGCTGCTGGCGCTCTTCAGCTGGATCCATTTGCGCGTCATCTCGAAGGACACGCGCTGGAAGACGTTCCGGTATTCCGCCCGCTGCATCAGCTCCCCGAGGAACGGATAGCCTAGGAACCCCAGGCCGGCGAAGGCCCGGTTGAGGTAGGCAAACATCGGTTCCGCGGTGGCGTCCATGGCCAGCCGCGCCTTCTCAGGGACCACGCCGGGCGGCAGGTCAGGCAGGCGCCAGGGCGCCGCCGGTCGGTCGACCTGCATGGCCTTCATTCGCGCGAGGAAGCCGGCGTCAATGGTCAAGCCCGGGTCCCCTTCAAGTCGTCAGCAGCCAGATCGGGGACGAGGATCCCGCGGCCCTGGAGGAAACCCTTCATGTGGGCGTGGGATTCCTTGACATCGCCCATGGAGTGCTGAAGCTTTTCGATCTCGCTGAAAGCGGCCTCGATCTTCTCCACCACCATGGTCTGAATCATTTGCTCCATCTGCTGGAGCTGTCTCTTCTGCTCTTTCTCGCGGTCCAGCTCGGACTGCTCCCGCTCTCGCTTCCGCTCCCGCCGGTCAGCCCGCAGGGTTTGCCAGATGATCAGAACCGACGTGACGGCCAGGGTCAGAATTGAGAGGGCGAAAGCGATGGGCGACATCCTTATGCCTGGGCCACGGGAGGAGCCCAGCCATGGACCTGCGCGGCTTCGGGGCTGGCGATGGGATCAGGACCCGGGTCGGATGCTGGCGTAGGCCCGGATGCAGGCGCCTGGGCCAGAGGAGCGGCAGCAGTTTGCACCTTCGCCTCGTCGGCCTTCACCTGGGCATCGATCTTGGCCTCGAGCGCCTTGATCTTGGCCTCGGTCCCGGCAACGTAGGCCTGCAGGTCGCCCTTGATGCGGCTGTAGACAGATTCCACGTCCCCGGCCGCCAGCTCCAGCGCCGCCTTGATGCGCTTCTCTTCGGCGGCAGCGGCAGCAGCTCGGGCGGCCCACCAGGTCTTGATGGTTGGCCAGAAGTGGACCAGCACGGCCACCAGGAGGCAGAAGAGGGCCCAGTAGATGTGGGTCAGGTGGGAGGTGATGATCTCGGGCATGGATGTATCCTCAGAAGCACCAGCCCACGCGGGCGGTGGCGTCGACGGTTGCGGGGCCGGCGGGCAGCACACGGCGGACCACGTCCACGCCGGCGCGGATGGGTCCGAAGTCCCGTTCGATGAATGCGCCGATGGTCTGGCTGGTGCCGTAGATGATGCCGGCTGCCGTGGGCCGGGCCGGGACGATGGCGCTGCGCAGGGTGACGGTCTCGGCCCTGTAGCTGTCGGCGGACAGCTGGAACGAGGCGGCCGCCGCCTGGGTCTGGCCGAGCTGGGTCTTGGTGTCGGCCAGGTCCTGGTTCAGGGCCCCGCGGTCGGCGTCCTCGGCATCGATCAGCTCGTCCTTGGCCGCATCCAGAGTCGTTCCCACAGGCAGCGGCAGAGCACCAGCAGCCGGGGCACCGGGAGCGCCGGAAGGGCGAACAGCACCGGGCTGCAGTTTCCGAAGGTATGCGACCTCAGCCTGCAGTTGGGCCAGCTTTGCGCCCTTGTCAGCAACTGCAACTTCGTCCTTCGCGACCGCCGGGGCCGTGGTCTTCGCTTCCTGGCCATGCTGCACCCCCGCGTCGTAGGCATTCGCCCCGGTCTGGTCCTGCTGGGCCGCCTGGGCCAGGTCGGCGGGCTGGCTCTTGCTACCCCAGCCGCGGGCCATCCAGCCCAGGCCGGCGCCGCCCGCGAGCAGCAGGACGGCGGCGATGAGGTAGCCCTTGGCGGTCACTGGGCCGGTTCCTCGGCGTAGGTCACGCTGGGATCCTGGGACAGGGTGTTCCCGTCCACCGCGAAGTCCAGGGTCTCGCCGTCGACGCCCGAGGGGTGGATGTAGAAACAAACCGGCGCCTGCGTCACCGTGCCGTCCGGCGCCGTGGAAGTGGCCCGGGGCTTCATGACCAGCATGTGCATGGTCGTGGTGGTGTCGGCCGCGTCGAGGAGGTACTGCTCAAGAGTTTTCACTGGGGCTCCTGGAATGGGGTGGAAGGGGAAACGTCGTCCGGCCGGCGCCGGCCCTTGACGTAGGCGATCAGCAGTGCCAGCGAGGCGGCTGTGGCGGTAATTGCGCTCATGGCTCCGGCGCCCAGGTCACCCTTGATCCAGATCCGACGAGCGGCCGCAAAGGCCATCATCAGGAATCCAGAGCCCAGGAAGCCGGTCGTGCCCATCAGCACGAACGCTTCGGGGCTCTCCGGCCGGTCCCGCCTGACCAGATCCCGGAACAGGCCAGTACGGCCAGTCGTAGGGGCGCTCGTCGTAAGGGTCTCCGGGGTCGCACATGCGTCAGGCATTCGGCACCCTGGCGGCGCGCCGGAGCCAGTCAGGCAGGAACTTCGCGTCCGCCGGCTTGCGGGCGACGATGGCGTTGTAGTGGTCGGTGGAGGCCTGGGCCAGGTGGTCAAGCAACGCGTCTGGATCCTGGGCGTTGGCGGCCGCCTGAGAGGCAGGGCCCCATCCACCGTCAACGGTTACGCCCAGGATTTTCTGCGCCAGTTCCACAGCCGTGCCGCGGCCCATGTTCACGCCCATGTCCATGAGCTTCGTGGCAATGGGCTGGGCGGCGATGCCGTCGTAGCCCCAGAAGTCCATATGGTAGAACGTGGCGATCTGGTCGGGCGTCAGCGCCCAAGGGTCATCGGGGAACCCCAGCTCGGGATGCCGGCGGTTGAAATCCAGAAGGGCTGGGGTGCTGACGCCACAGTTCGTGCGGCCGCCGGAATCGCCGGGGATGTCGCACTTTCCGCCGTGAGGCAGATTGGCTCCCTCATTGTCGAGCACGTAGGGCAACGCGCGCATGAACTCGGCCATCTGAACCTCGGATGACCCAAGACTCACGCCCGCGCATGAAGGCATCCAGGATGTTACTTCCGTGTTTTCCTGGTTTTCCGCCTTTTCCGTGTTTCAGCTCGCCTTGTCCTTGGGCGCGTCGCGCAGCTGCTCGACCTCGGGCCGGAACCAGCGGAACTGTCCGCCCGGGGTGAGGTGGTTCTGCACGCAGTCGCGGAAGTTGTCGCGGAAGGTGCGGTCATCGATGCCCTGGTTGAAGATCTTGTTGGCCTTGCCGGTGCTGATCCAGTTCTTGTCGGTCATTCGCCCTCCCCGTCCTGGGCGTGCAGGTGGCGCTGCAACTCCAGCAGCTCGTGCAGGATGGCCTCGGTATCCCGGTAGGTGGCGGCGGCCTGGGCGTCGGAGGCGGCGCCGGCCACCTTCTGGCCCACCAGGATGATGGACAGAAGCACCAGCTGCAGGAACGTCTGGGCGATCCAGGCGATGAGCGCCGCGGTGCCGCCCTTGATGGCGTCAGGCAGGCTGACCAGGGCCAGGAGGCCGAAGGCGTAGGCGCACCACATGGAGCCCACCGCGTTGGTGATGCGCACGGCCAGGGTGTCGTTGATCCGATCAAGGCGGTGGCGGGGGAGCAGTGGGGGCGGCGCCTGGTCCTTCCGTGCTTCGATGTGGGGATGGGGAACGTGCTGGAATCTGGTCATCGGCGCATCCTTCCTTCGTGGTCGTAAAGGTGAGCCCCGAACCCGGCCCGCGGCCGTTTGTCGGGAATGTGGTTGCCATAGGCGTCCAGGAGGGGCAGCAGGCGGCGGTCGTGGTCTACCGCGGCGGGCACCACCGGCACGCCGCCCGGGCCGGGCTCCATCTCCCAGGTCTGCAGCAGGTTCTTCATCGGCGCATCCTTCCCAGCAGGCCAGCGTTGATCTTGATGGGCCCGGTTGAGTCGCCGGACAGTTCGGTCAGGGCCCAGACCAGGGCGTCGAGGCGGTCGGGGCTGTCGGTGCTGGTGGCGGGGTCCCAGTCGCAAAGCTGGTCCTCCAACACCGGGAAGGCGCCCACGTGGTGCACCCGGTTCTGCTCGTACAGGGCGGAGATGGGCTCGGCGCGGATGGCCTTGCCCCGGGAGGCGTGCACGGCCTTGTAGCTGGCGTTCAGGCCCGCCTTCTTGCCGTCGATCTCCACATGGCGGATGATCGTCTCGATGAGGTCGCCGCCGTTGTTCACCTCGCCGATGATGCGGTCCGCCTTCTGGCGCAGATAGGCCATCACCAGCACCCGGGCCCAGCCGTCGGGCGAGGCCGACAGGCTCAGGTCATCCAACACGTAGAAGTGCGGCGGGTTCTCGGCGCCCAGGCCGGCCACGATGATGCCGGTCTCGTCGCTGTCCGCGTTCGAGGTGACGGCCGGGTCGGCGGCCACCACGATGCGGCGCAGCTCGGGCATCTTGGTGACCCGGTTGGTGTCGAAGTTGCCCCGGTGCCACAGGGCGCCCGGGTTGTCCTCCAGGATCTCGCCCTCCAGCTCCTGGCGGCCCAGGCGGGTCCCGGCGTACTTGTTCACGATGAAGGTGAAGAACTCGGGCGCCAGGTTGGCCTTGTTGTCCAGGCTCCGGCCGTTCGTGATGGTCGTGGTCTTCGCGGCCGCAATCTCCCGGATCAGCTTCGTGGGCCGAGGCGTGGTGGTGATCACCCCGCGCGGGTGGTCGCCCAGGCGCAGGCCGAACTGCAGCTGGTCCCAAGCGTCGGGGAAGCGCCAGGAGGCCAGCTCATCCACCCAGGCGCCGTCGTGCTGGGGGCCGCGCAGCAGGTCCGGCTCGTCGGCGCTGTACACGGTCGCCAGCGCCCCATTCGGCCAGGTAATGCGTCGCTTGCTGGGCTCGTAATTGGGCCTTTGCCAGGGCGGGCAGATAGCCAGCAGCCCGGACTCGCCTTCGACCATCACGTCGCGGGCATCGGCCGCGGTGCGGGCAACCAGGGCGAACCGCCCACGCCGGCCGGCCTCAACCTCGCCGCGCACCCATTCGGCGCCGGTGCGGGTCTTGCCCCAGCCACGGCCCGCCTTGATCAGCCACCAGACCCAGTCGCCGGCCGGGGCCAGCTGCTCAGGGCGCGACCAGAAGTCCCACCGGTAGCGCAGGGCCGGGCCCATGCGCGCGAGGTATGCCTCCTGCTCGGCGGCAGGCAGCTGCAGGAACGCTTCGGCCATCGACGTCATGCCATCCCCAAGCGGCGGCGCAGGTCATCCATGGCGCCGTCCAGGTTCGGCCCGGTCTCTTCGTCTGGCTTCAGCGGGTGGCCAGCGGTGACCAGGGACACGCCCACCCGGCTGAGGTTGTGCGAGAGGGAGCCGTAGGTGGCGAGATTGAGCAGCTCCACCTCCCTGCGCTCCGCCTTGACCTCGGGATCCTCCAGCCGATCCATGGTCTTGTCGGCCAGCTTTGCCAGGCGGTGGGCGGTCCGGGTGTTCAGGGCAGTGACGGCGGCCAGGTTCGCGGCGGTGGTGCGCATGTTCGCGGCGAGGTCGCGCACCGTCAATTGCGCGGATACAGGCAGCGCAGCAACTTCATCCTCAACCGTAGCTAGCCTTTTTGCAGTGGTTTGGATTTTTGCCACGCGCGCAGAAAAGTAAGCTCGCAGGCTCGACTCCGCCATCCCGAATTCCCGGGCGAGAGCGCGGCAGGATTCCCCGGCGGCCATCCTTCGCTGGACGTCGGCCTTCTGGTCCTCAGTGAGCTTCGACTTCCTCCCCATCAGGCCGCCCACCCTGGCGCCACCGCCCGGCTGTCCACGAACCGCACCTGCAGCTCCTGGGCCGCGAAGACCTCCACCTCGTGGACGAAGGTCTGGAACTGCTCGTCGTCCATGTCCGTGGTGCTCATGGGGTAGCTGCCGCCGAGGGGGTGATCGATCCGTGGCGCGAACCGGTCCTTGAACTCCTCATGCCAGACCTTGGGAGCGTATTGGCGGGTGCCCTCGACCCACACCTGCTCCGCGATCTGCTTCAGGACCACGCCCCAGTAGTAGGCGTTGGCGGCGATGCTGCGCTTGGTCTTCTCGAGGGAGACGACAACAGAGAGCGGCTTGCCGAGGGTAGCCTGCTGCCGCCGGTTGAGCTTCAGGAAGGCGTAGAGGGAGGCGGCGTCGTCGTCATCCCGGAGGACGAACACTTCGGGCTTCACCGGGGCACCCGATGAGACACGTTCTCGCGCGCAGAGGCGGGGGTCCGGGGGACCAGCCAGCCGATGCACCGGGTCAGGGCACTCCGCAGTACCTGGGGCCGGGTGGGCGGGGGCGCGGGGGGTTCGGGGCGCGGGTGCATCGCGCGGTTCGCCTCCACGAACAGCCAGGCCCGGCGGATGGGATCCGGGCGGGAAGAGAAAGAGCCGAAGGGGATGATCGTCTCCTGCTGCACCAGGCGCTGCGCGCCGTAGCCGATCGGCTGGGTGCTCAGGAGGAAGAAGCACCTCGTGGGCTGGTGGTGGATGATCGTGAGGGATTCCTGGGCCAGCGTGGGGGAGGTGGTGTTCATGGGGTGGCCTTTCGCGGGGGTGCAGGGGGGTGGGGATGCTGTACGTGTTCCTGTTTTTCTGGTGGCCCAGGAAAAGAAACAAAGGCAGAAGCAGAAGCAGAGGCAGGCGTTACTCGGTGTTACCTGGCGTTACCACGAGAGGTAACGCGTTACCGGTTTTGCAACGTGTTACCCAGGGTCAGCGCCCTTGTTTTTGGCCCTCGATTTCCGCATCGCCTTGGCCTTAGATCCGGGCTTGTCCTGGCACATGTTCCGGTAGATCGGATAGTTGAGGATCTGCCACCCGCCCTCCACGGTCTCGATGCGCCGGCCCTCGTTGTCCTGGTTGCGGCTGTCGGGGTCGGGAGCTCCCAGCTTGGCGATAGCCTCGCGCATCTCCGGGAGGCCCACGCGGGCCATGGACGCGAACCCCGGGACCGACCCCGGGACGTAGCCGTCCGCGTCGCAGTGGGCCAGCATGGCGATCCAGACGCGGAGGACGTGGTCCGGCTCGCACCAGATGGAGCTGGTGAGGATGCCCGAAAAGAGTTTGGAATACCCGCCTGACATCAGGCCACCTCCGTGCGCGGTGTTGCCGCCCACACATCCGCCCAGTCCTGCCCCACGATGGGGGGGATCTGGACCTGCACCTCGTAGCCCTTGGCGGCCAAGGCCCGGGCCTTCTCGAACGCGGCGGCCGGCCCGACGAAGTTGGGGTCGTTGTCGCCGAAGATGACGACCTGGTGCACACCCTCCGGAGGCATCCAGGCCTTCAGCCCGTTCGCGCAGATGCCGGACCAGACCGGCAGGCCGAACAGCGCGTGGGCGCACAGGGCCGTCTCGATGCCCTCGGCAATGCCCATGACCGGGCCGGGCGGCCCGAGGCGCACGGGTCCGGACGGGCCGTACTCCATCCGGACAGGATCGACCGCGGCCTTTCGGCCGTCGGTGGTGAGGTAGGTCCGGTGGATCCCGGAGAACTTCCGCTTCACCGGGTCCCAGCCCATGAAGGCGAGCATGGCCGGGTGGACCTGGCCGTCGATGCTGTGCTTCAGACCCGGGTGATACCGGATGTCGTCGAGCAGCTGCGCCACGTCGCCGCACCGCCGGGCCAGGTAGAGGCCCACGGGGTCCCCGGGCGTCACCGGGCGGGACTCGGTGTACATCCGCCGCATGTAGTCCCGCTTGGACTCCTCGCTGCGCACGGCCCGGACCTGCTCCGCCTTGGCGTTCGGCAGGAAGGCGTCCACCTCCCGGGCCGCCCGGGGGAAATCCCAGCCCTTCAGAACCATGAGCAGGTGCATGCCGGAGCCGGGCCCGCAGGCCGAGCAGTAGTACCCGCCGTTGCCTTCGGTGTTGTCCCAGCGGAACCTGTCCTCACCATCCCTGCAGAGCGGGCAGGGCCCGTGCCGGTCCTCGAGGTATCGGGCCTCCACGCCGAAGTGCAGCAGGATGTCCCGCCAGCGGCCCTGGGCTGCGGCTGTCGTCTTTTCGAGGGGGATCACGACGCCCTCCTGTGCGCGAAGGCGATGGACAGGGACCGGATCTTGTCGAGGGTGTTCCGGGTGGGCTCCACGAAGGGCGTGGTCTCAAACTTGCAGCCGCGCGGCGGCCAATCCCCGGTGATGTCCTTGAACAGGTGGGCGGCCCTGCCCGCCGGATTGCCCCCGGGCTTGGCCCGCTGCCGGGCGTAGGTGGCCACCTGGGTCCACAGGTCCATCTTGTCGTTGGCCAGCTTCTTCTTGCCGCAGAGGATGACCTCCTCCATATGGCCCGGCAGGCTCTCCACCAGGCACACGGGTTTGACCTCGTGCCCGCAGTGCATGCACTTCTTCACGAACGGGGTGTACCCGCACTTCGGGCAGGCCTTGGGCTCGTGGGACTCCTCCTCGTCCTTCCGGACCTCCTTGTCGAGCTTCTCCCCATCATCCAGCTTGTCCAGGCCCTCGAAGAAGATCCGCTCGTAGTCGGCCATGAACCGGATGATGTTGCCGCTGAAGTCCAGCAGCAGGCACTCGGTCTTCCCAGTCTCCTTGGAGGCGCGGAGGCCGCGGCCCCACATCTGGATGGCGGTGGACAGGGACCGGCGCAAGGGCCGGCAGTCGCACACGCACTCCACGTCGGGCACATCGAAGCCCTTGGCCAGGGCCTCCACGCTGATCAGCACGCGCAGGCTGGAGTCGTGGCGCCGGTATTCCTCCAGCAGCACCGCCCGCTCCTCGTCCGTGGTGTTCGCGGTGAAGACGGCCGCCTGAACGCCGCACTCCCGGAACTGCTTGCACAGCTCCTCGCAGTGCACGATCGTGGCGCCGAAGACGATGGTCTTCAGGCCGAAGGCGTGGCGGGTCCACTCGGTGACCACGTCGCCCACGATGGCGATCTCCCGGTCGCTGGCGGCCTCGGCGGTCCACTCCCCGTTGACGCCGCCCACCGTGGCGGCCCCGGACATGTCCGGCTTCCGGCAGGAGAACAGGCGCATGGGAACGAGGATCCTCAGCTCGGTCAACTCGGCCATGGTGGCGGCGTTGACCAGGTTCGTGAAGACCTTGCCCAGGCCCTTCGAGAAGGGGGTGGCACTGAGCCCGACGACGATGGGGGCGCGCCAGCCGCACCTCGCCGACTCACAGCGGGGGAACTCGGGCCGGGCCGGGTCCACGATCAGCCCGGACTTGCAGCGCGGGCAGGAGGTGTAATCCTGGGTCGCATAGTCCACCCAGGTCTTCATCAGGGAGTGGCACTCGTCCACGATCACCAGGTCGAGGTCCTGCGGCCAGCCGCGGCTCTGCATGGTCTGGAGGCTGCCGATCTGAAAGGGCCGGGACAGGTCCATGCGCGGGTTGTTGGCCTGGATGATGCCGTGGTTCCAAAGCCCGTAGCGCTCCGCCGTCTCCGAGGTCTGGTTGATAAGCGTGATCCGATCGGCCGCGAACAAGGCCCGCCGGTCGTTGTCGGTGGTCTTCTTGACCAGCCGCATGGCGATGTAGGTCTTGCCGCCGCCGGTGGGCGCCATGACGCACTGCCGGCGGTGGCCCAGCCGGATGCCCTCGCGCAGGGCCTCCAGCGTCTTCTCCTGGAAATCGCGGGGGGGTGGGAATTCGCCTCCGAACATCACGCCACCTCCGGGGGATAGGGGCACTCGTCCTCGAGCTCCGGATCGGCGGCCGGCTCGGGCAAGCCCTTCGTCTTGCGCTCCAAGGTTTCGAACTTCCGC